TACTGGATTAGTCGGTCAGCCTCATTCAGTCTTTCCGCATCGCAGAGACATTTCTCCTGCAAATCTAACTACAGCATTGGCAAACGGCTATACAAAAGTTTTGGTTGCTTATAGCGGCTATTACTACGAATACGAGGGTGACCAATGGTGGAAAAAACACCCTCATGATTGGGAAGATCCTATAGCAGTAAAAAATATAGAATAGAGCGCCTTGTTTGCAACTCAATAAAAAGGCGATCGCTATTTACTAGATAGGGATCGCCTTTCAAATTCATTCATTAAGTAAGGAAATTCTATCATGATTATCAAAGAAGCAATCAACACCGCCGCCAAATTTGCCAGCACCCGCACAGGTCACGCAGTACTAGCTTGCATAGCTAGCAGGAACGGAGTGATCACCGCGTCAGACTTGCAGAATTTCGTAGAGATCAAGGTCACACCAAGAACGCCAAATTTTGTAGTACCCGCGAAGATCCTGAAGGACACGATCAAGGGACTAGAAAAATTTGAGATCACCGCCGAATCGGTGCAAGGAATTACGATCACCCACAAACGCGGAAAGCAGGAGCTAAACGGATACGACCTAGACGATTACCCAGAAACACCCAAGGCGCAAGGCGAGAAGTTTTATATTTGGGAATCTAGACTATTTACAGCATTTACGGCTGTTAATCCTGTGGTAGAAAAAAACCACAGCAGCCGACTTTTAAGGGGTATTAACCTCAAGTCGGACGGACTCAAGATGACTCTATCAGCTGCCGATAACTACAAGGCAGCAAGAAGAGGTTTCAGCGTACCCGATGGCACGCCAACACTAAACATCACGATCCCGCTAACTTGGTTCTCATTGCTGAAGGCAAAGAGCGATCGCGAAATCTGTATCTATGTAGATCATGCCAACATCGTCATGGAAATCGGTGATATTAGAATCACTTCGCGATTGATCGAAGGAGAATATCCAAATTTTCCAGACGCTCCAAACAACGGCAGTATTATCAGCGCCGAAAACAGGGTGGCGATGATCCGCAATCTGGAAATTGCGAAGGCAATGGGATCGGAAAAAGTCGAGTTGTCACTGAAAGGAAACAAGTTGATTATGTCTGCATTTACAACGCAGATCGATCGCGTAAGTTACGAAATTGCGATCCGCAATCCATCAGATTTATATTATTTTGCCCCCGCAATTATCTCAGAGATTTATATGTATACCAGCCTAAGCTATTACGCAGAGCATCCCAAATCATCATATTTGCGCTGGGATATTCAAACCCCCGAATACATCAATAACGCGATGGAATTTTGCACACCCGCAGTAGTCCAATCCGAGCAGTCGCAAATCTGCGGAATTGTCGAACTTATCGCAACGCTCAAATGCTGCGATAAAGATCGCGATGTGTCGATAGATTTATCAAAGATGATCGCGATCGGCTCAGTAGGGAAAGAACCGACAATTTTAATGGCACACTTAAAAAACGCGATCGCGTAAAGCACAGATCGCCGCCCAGTAAAAAGACCATCCTTAAAAACGAAAGTTTAGGGATGGTCTTTTTTTATAAAAAAATTTTTCTTTTTTTTGCCTCTTAGCACGACTCAAATTGTAGCTTCGTACTAATCAACCAGCCGATTTATTAACCTGTGATTTTCTCGCAAATATTTCTCAGTCGCTTGTATATGTATAGTCTTGTGTGTTTGGGGGATACCCCCATGTAATTTTGCGCCTTACGCGACAATCAGGTGCGCGATGCTTGGATATTATAGAAATTATCTTCCCCCGCCCCTACGTCCTACAACTTATCTATCAATTCATTTAAGGAGTAACCATGTTCAAAGTTAACGATCGCGTGCGTATCATCGGTATATTTTCGCGCAAGCATGGCACTGTTATAGCTGTGCCGCGTCGCGCTGTGTTCGAGATTAAATTAGACAGTGGTGTACTGGAAACTTATCCACTGCATTACCTATGCCCTGCTACTGCATAGCACTAGATATATATGCGTTTGAAGCCGTCAGCTATTGACGGCTTTTTTTATTTTCTTGACAAAGGATCAATAAAGACGTAGTCTTTAAAAGTACCAAACAAAAAAAAACACATGGAACACAAGCGAGTTTTGATTAATGTAGTTATCCCCTCAAAGCTTCGGGATGACGCTAAAGAGGCGGCGATCGCGTTAGACACCGATTTATCTAAGGTGATTCGCCAAGCGCTAAAAGAGCTTATCAAGAAAGCTCAAAAGGTATCGACATGATCCCAATCGAACTCAGGAAACAGTTAGCCGCTAAAGGCTACTTCAGTTCACTCGCTACGATCATTATCTGCCAGTGCAACCGATGCTCTAGCGGTAAGCAATGCGATCTATGCAATCGCAAAACGCCAGCTTGTCAGGTTGATATTTGCGGTAACGGGAGAATATTCTGTCCAAGTTGCGCGCCACACGTTGAGCAATTCATTTTTAAGAAGCAAGAGGCGATCGCGTTATGACAATGGAATGGTTCAAACTTCACCACGAAATCGCGGACGACATCAAAATCAGGCGATTCTCACCACAAGAAAAGTGGGCATGGATTGTCTTGCTATGCCTAGCCAATAAGTCGTCAGAGCGTGGAATTATATTCGCTGATGATGACGACATCGCCGACTATTGCGAGTTCAACACTAAGCAAGATTGGCTTTACTACCGCGATAAATTAATTGCCAAAGGAATGCTTGAAAAAAGCGTGTCTGGAAACCTCTTAATTTTGAATTGGGAAAAGCGACAGTCGCGAAAACCAAGTGATGATCCTCAGCGAGTTAAAGAGCGTGTTGCAAAGTCAAGAGCAAATAAGAAAACTCAATCTACAAGCGAGTTTCAAGAAGATGTAACGCGTTGTATCGCGTTACAAAGCCCTTGTATCGCGTATGTAACGCCCCAGACTAGATTAGATGAGATTAGATCAGAAGAGATTAGATCAGAAGAGATCCACACAAATATTAATTTGCGCGAAAGTGAAAATGATTTTTGTGAGTTTTCAGGATTTGAAGACAAAAAAAAAGAAAGCCTTGAAAATTCTTCTCCTGAAGAAAAAAAAGAACCTGATGCTGTAGCTAACAATCCAGAAACTCAAGAAACCCCACCCCCTACCCCCGCCCCTTTGCGCCGCGCCAAAATCTCTGACATTGAAAAGTTTGAGCAAAAGTGGCAAGCCGAAAATAATTTGGTTGACTGCAAAAAACTCTCTAGGAATCCTGACTTTAAGAAGTTTGTCTTAGGACGCTTGCAAAAACTACCATCAGCAAAAAAAGGTGATTGGAATCCAGATATTGCGGACGCGGGAAAGTATATCGCAGCAGGACAATTTGATTTCAGACGTAGAGGCGAAATTGAGTTGATCCATGAAGCATTCACCGAGTATCAGCGATCGCAGCTAGAAGTAACACAGCCCACAGCCTCAAGCGATCGTCAACCAATGCCAGAAAGATCGGCAGTCCCCGCAAACCTTAAAAACTTGATAAAGAAATGATGCAAACAATCGACTCAGAACAGCAACAAGCCGAAAACTTACGATCATTGAACGCGGAGAAATCGATCATCGCCTCACTTTTTGGCTATCAGGGCATTGCTAACGACCTTAGCCTTATCCTTACAGGTAAAATGTTTTACAACAGCATTCACGGTCAAATCTTCGACAAGTGTGTAGCCCTTGAAAAACAAGGCGAAGTCGTCAACACTGAGTTAGTCGCTCATTCGATTTGGCTAGATCGCGAAATGAAAGGCATTTCATTTTCCACAATCGACCACAGCGTCACAATCATAGAGATTGTGAAAAGTTTTCTGCCAAGCCCGAATTTTATTGAATACGCTGAAATCATTCGCGATAAATACAAAGCTCGTGAATATCGCAGTCTATGCCAGCAAGCAATTAATAGATTTGGCGAACAAAGTTTTGCCGAGGCTAAAGACTGGTTTGAGCGATCGCTTGCAGAATTGCAAGTTACAGGAGCGAGTGAGCATACTCGCAAAATGTCCGATGTGATGCTTGAAGAGTTTCATAATCTGGCAGCTATCAACCAAAGCCAAGGCGAAGAAGCCACGCTGATTTTGCCGACAGGCTTCAAGTGGCTTGATGAAAAGCTGGGCGGTGGGATGCCTAGTGAAAGGCTGATTACAATTTTGGGAGCAACAGGCATGGGTAAAACTACCTTGCTGCTTGAGATTTTGGTCAGTTGCGCTTACACATATCGCCAGCCAACATTATTCTTTTCCCTTGAAATGGGATCTAATAGCCAAGCTCAAAAGCTGTTTTCCAAACACGCAAAAATCTCTACGCAACATCTGCAAGCGGGGCGAATTTCGGAAGCCCAATGGCAAGCAATATATCAAACTTCTGTTGATTATCAACCAGTGCCATTAGAGATTAATGCTCGTGTTCGCACCATAGAAGAAATTGTCTCTATCTCAAGAGCTTTTTACGCTAAACATGGCAGTATCGGCGCGATCGCCGTGGACTTCCTAACACTGGTCAAAGCGTCTGGCAAGGGCGATGATCGCCATACGCCTAACCATGTTTTGCAGGAACTCAATCAACTCAAAAAAGAGCTAAACACCCGCGTTTATGTTCTTTGCCAAATTGGCAGAGCCGTCAAAGATCGCCAAGATAAGCGACCAAAGATTGAGGATGCTAAGGAAACTGGCATGGTTGAGGAATTGAGTGACATCGTTCTAAGCTGCTATCGCGATGAGTATTACTTCCCAGATTCGCGTGACAGAGGCATTATGGAGCTTTGTATGCTCAAGTCTCGGTACACAAGTTTGGAAACTTTTAAGTTGATTTTCGATGGCGCAACCTCTTCCATTTGCGACCTAAAAAACTATGCCGTTTAACAAATCGGTTAATCGCAGATTGCGGTATCTCAGTAATCCGCTCCCCCCCGCTTTCAGTCTTATTGATATCCCAAAATGTGAGCTAATCAATAAGACCTGTCCTGAATGCGATTATCCGATCGCATGGGACAAGCAAAATGCAGGGATATTTGTTAACTGCTCTATGTGCTTCCATTTGCATCCATGTAGTAAGGTGATCGCTTGCATGGCTACTATTGCAGATATCAAGCTACTAAAAGTTGACAAGTCGAAGCTTGAGACAGCCCTTGAGTATTGCCGAGGTCGAGACAAAATCCATTACGTTAGTTGGGAAAGTCTCCCAATTGACGATCTAAAAACTTTACTTGGGAAGATGCAAAATGATTAACTGCCCACCCGCCGAACGTGCCGCGATCGTCCTTAGCTACGATCGCCATATTGCTTTCATCATGGAGAGTTTGCGATCGCGCTTAGAGGTCGCAAGACGCGCCACAAATCCAAAGCAGATAATTCTGTTGCAGACATTTCAAGGCTGCGAGAAGCGGCAGCTATCAGGAATCCTAAACGAGCGCCTAGCGCTTTGCAAACAATTGTATAAAGGTAAAACGCGATGATTCTCTCATTTGGTTGGACGCATGATTTCTTGCCCCCGAAAGGATGCAAAGATACCACCCGCAGACTATGGAAAGAGAGCTTTTTGCTTTCATGGCAAAAAGCCTATGACACAGATCCCTTGCGATGGCACGATGCTGTAGATAAGCAGCTTTGCTTCAAAGGAAAGTACATCGGGAGGCTCAGATTATTAGAGCGTCCTTTCAAGCAACATCTGAGGGATATGCCCTCAGAGGACGTTTTGAGAGAAGGCGGTATGGTCAATTCTGTTGATGAATTTATCAACAGATACTTCCAAGGCAATCGCGAATTATGCCCCGCCGTTGTCAGGTTTGAGTACAAGGCTTTGGTAGCTCCAAAGCCAATTCAGTTAAATTTATTGGAGTCGGTAGCATGAAACTGCAAATTATTAGATTAAATCCAAGTTCAGACCCGTTCTACCCCGAAAAAGATTCGGACACGTTTCATTTGGAGGAAAAAGACAAATGGACGCTGAAGCTTCAGAACGACTATTTAGACGAGGTTCTGTTTGAACAAGGTTCTTTTGACTTGTTAGCCATAAACAAGCTCATGTTCGCGAGTTCTGATAATGTCGTCAAGTATAAAGACTTTTGGATTGGGTGCGAATATTCAAAAGGCAGTTTGATTGCGATTAGAATTATGGACATTTTCACTAAAGCTTGCTGGAAATTCCCTTGTGACATGGAAGGGATCCAACCTTTCTTTGGTCGCACCGATTTTAGCAAGGCGATCGCGTGGATGAGGATAGTGATCGACAATATCCCTACTGGCTTGGAAGTATCAACATGAATAAAACAATCACTACGCTCTTTAGCTGTATCGAAGGAGTCGGTGACGGAGCTAGGAGAGCAGGGCTAGAACATTTTATTGGAGTCGGTAGCATGAAAAATAATCCGTAAATTAAGCATTGACATACACATGATTAGGTGTATAATAGTGTGTATGTTTAGCAAGCAAAGATATCGCGAAGTTACTAAGCGATCGCACTAATTCAAAAACATAAATAACTCAAAAGGAGAAACACAATGTATTTAGAAACAAAACTTTATAACTACCACAGAGATTTAGTGGGCGATGCAGCTCAGAACACGCACCCGATCGCATTCGAGATCGACGGGAAGCGCATTGAATGCGGTATAGACTACAGGGAGTTAGCCTATGAAGCAAAAAAGAACGGCTCTTTCTGGGTTCTTCCCGATGATCGAATTGAATTTAAAATCGTCTCGAAATTTGTTAGCGACTGTAGTGCCATCGGTAGTAAAATCCGATGGCGAATCCCAAGAAATGCGATCGCCATCTATTGCTAGTTGACATCCTCCCCGTCCGTTATATAACGGACGGGGATTCCTTCTTACACTCAGGCTTATTTGACATGCTCTCATACGGTAAAGTTCCACCAATTCTCAAAAGCATAAACGACAGAGATGACAGCCCTTTTCAAAATCTCTTAGATTCGGACTATAACAGGACAGGAAATAAAATAGTATGTTTTACAACTATCGAACAATCAATGAGACATATTGAAGTTATGTTTCCCTTTTTAGAAGATGATGAGGATTCTCTAATTGAATTTTTCCTGAATATCTGGCAAGCTGTTAAGTTGACTTATCCTTCGCTTTGGGGGCAAGAAAACATCTTTATGGAGAAAGTTAATATCAATGCTTTGAATGAATTTATCAGCGATCGCCTTGTAAAGGCTTGGGAGTTTGGACTTATCGACGATATTTTTGATACTACATCTGTAAGAAGACAAGTTTGCGACATTCTCAAACAAATTCCTTCTGAGTTTTGGCAGAGAAAATGGTCGATTACTATTCAAGATAATGCAAATGTTCGGAAGTTGATCATTAAAGACATGGAAAAGCAGATCCAAAACTATAAGCTCGGCAAGCAATGGTTTAAGGGCTTGGCTTGTCATTAAAAATAATAAAAAAAGCGATCGCATCTTAGTAAGATGCGATCGCCTATCACTCCAGCAAATCTACAAACCAAAAAAGATGAGTATTAATGACGTGAAAAAGAAAAAAGTACGTGTTGATTTCCTTCTCTCTGAGTTACGGAAGCAGAAGTTAATTACTTACAGCGAACAGGCTGAAATGAGCATGACAGAAGTGATTGAGTTTTTGATTGACACACTAAAAATTAAAAGGAGAAAACGCGATGCAGACAGTGAGTAAACCACTTGAACCGCCGCTAAAATGGGCGGGAGGCAAACGGCTTTTAGTACCTACACTAAAGCCGTACTATGACAAGTTTCGCCACTGTCGGTTAGTAGAGCCATTCTGCGGCGGTTTGGCTGTCGCGCTAGGTTTACAGCCAGAAAGGGCGTTGCTGAATGACGTAAACCCGCATCTTATAAACCTATATTCGTGTATACAAAAAGGCTTAACATTAGATTTTCCAACAGTAAACACAAAAGAAGCTTACTTGCATTTTCGCAGTGAGTTCAATCGAGATTGTAGCTATATGCCAAGGGAGAGAAAGGCTGCTCTCTTCTATTACCTTAATCAGTCTGGATTTAACGGACTTTGCAGATTTAATAAAGATGGCGGGTTTAATGTTCCCTTTGGCAACCGTGTAAAACTAAAGTTAGACCATGATTTTACCGCTTTGGAAAATCAGTTCTCCCTGTGGAGATTTGCTAATTTAGATTTTGAAAATCTGAATACAACCGACAATGATTTTATCTATGCCGACCCACCCTATGACACACAATTTACGCACTACTCGCAAGGCGGTTTTGACTGGCAAGACCAAATCAGATGCGCTAAGTGGCTAGCCGACAAGCGATGCCCTGTAATCGCATCGAATCAAGCGACAGATAGGATTATCAAATTGTACTCAGAGCTTGGCTTTGAGATTCAATTCGTTGACGCGAGACGATCTATCTCATGCAATGGCGATCGCGCCAAAGCGAAGGAAATTTTAGCTTTTAAAAATTTGGATATGGAGAATATCGCGTAATGAAAAATCACTTTTCGAGACTGCTTAAAAAGATCGAGTTTGATTTAAAGTTTGGAGACTATCAGATCCGCGTTTCGCCTTGGATCGACTACTACGAGCCAACATTCCAGTTTAAACCTTTCGATAGCCATTCTGGATATCCGTATATCTACATCGCGATTAGACACTTCATGTTTACCAATTCGATCTTTTAATAAAAAGGAAATAATGAATAACGACTGCTACTCAAGCATCTTTTCATCCCTCACAGCTAGCGAGGTGTCCGCTATGAGTGCAATTTGCGCTTATAGCGGGGGATTGCATCAGCACAAAACTAATAAGCGGTTTCAGTCGCTTATTAGTCGAGGCTTGGTCTATACGCAGTCAGTGAATAATGGGCGCGGTATTCGATATAAAGCCCATGATCCTGTTTTATTTGGGTTCAAAGATTGGTTCAAAAATTGGGTCAACAGAGGGTCGATCGCATCATGAAAAGTTGTTTGGAGAAAATGTTTTTATGAATTACTTTGTCCGCCGAATTTATCCCGATCGCACTATCCAAGATGAGCCATGCCGAAATTTAGACTCAGCCAAAAGCCTTGTCTCCCGACTTAAAGACCTCAATGATGGCAGTAAATATACCATCGTTGATGAAGATGGAAGACCACTTCCATTGATCGACCTAATCATGCTCGATCTCAATCGCCCTAGCAATATAGCCAAGGTGGACGCACTACGCGATGCCAACAAAAAGAAAACCAAGCCTTGTAAGTAAACATGTCGTTAAGTATAAATACTATCTAATGGAAAGATATCCACACCGAGATTGGAATGCATTTGTCGAGAGTTTGCGGGATTCGTATCCCGAAATGTATCGCGCTTATACAGCCATGCCCAAGGTTGTTTTTGAAGTTATTCCCATCAACAAAAAAAAGTATAAAAAATGAAATGCAGCACATTACCCACTTTGATGGATTTGGCGGAATCGGAGCCTTTAGCGAAGCCTTGCGAAGAACAGGTAAGGGGACGACTGTCGCCTATTGCGATATCTGCGAACACGCGAATCAAGTCTACAATCGGCACTTCCCAAATATACCTATTTACCCTGACATCAGAGAATACCACCCACCCCAAGGCGTTGACCTCTATACCTTTGGCTTCCCATGCACAGGCACAAGTCAAGCAGGAAGTAAGCGAGGGCTTGACCACGAGGAGTCTAACTTGTGGTTTGAAGGTCTCAGAATTATCCGAGAAGGATCACCAAGATTTGTCGTCATCGAAAATCCCACAGGACTGCTCGAAGTCGGTCGCGGAATGGGAACTATCTTACAAGGCTTATCCGAAAGCGGGTACGATGCGGAATGGCAAACTATCAGCGCTTCCACATTTGGAAGCCCCCAAAAACGCGAAAGGGTTTTTATCGTTGCCCACCCTCACGACAGGGCTTGGATCAGGGCGCAATGCTGGGGCGACCAAGTGCGAGCAGCTATTGAGAAGCAAAAAGATTGTGCCAGATACCCAAAGTTTGAGTCCTCAGATGATGGCTATATTGTTCGGGTTCCCACCGAATTGGGCGATGTGCCTGTTGGCATCCCAAAAAAAGCCAAAGGGAGGAACGACATCAGGAAACTCTTTGGACGCACCATCGATCTAAATTGCGCCGCGATCGCGATCGAGCGAGTCTTGTATCTTGATAATTTCATCAGTTCGCATCGATGCATTTCATAAAGCTTTAGCGTTGGGAGCGCCAATTATTCACGATCTTTCATATTCAAAGCGGCAAGGATATCGTGAATGCGTCCTTCCGTTTTATCTTGCCTTGTATTTAATTGAGTAAGTTGCTCGATTAAATCTTTTAATGATGCTTGCTGTGAATAGTTGATATCGTGATCTTGGCTAGCAGTTTCAAACACTTTGGATAAAGCCAACATCGTAATAGTTTTAAGGGTTTCAGAGCTATCTTTTGCAGTTGTCAAGTAAAAATCTGCTAGCTCTTTAGCTTGTTCTAATTTTGCTTTTTCCGCATTTAATTCAATATCAGATTGAGATTTTACTATATCAGATTGGTTCTTTCGATTTGTCAATATGGTATCGCCAAACTTTTCTCCAAACGTTTTTATGGCGATCCATAATGCGCCACTGCCTAGCAACCCAGCTATTATGACTGAATTTATATCGCTTTGATCTAAGGAAACCGAAGGCTTTGGCGCGGCTGGGGTAATCGGCTTTCCCTCGCCGACTGTTTGCGCGATCGCATTCCCATCAAATGGGGGGATTGTCGTGACTAATGGAGGTTGAGATCTCGTTAGGAAGATCATAGCTAGCTCAAGTTGAATTCAATAATGGCAGCGTCACAAATTGCGATCTGCTCTGGTGTGAGAAAGTTTTCGAGAATGCCATAAGCCGCAGCAAAAGCTGTTTTTGAGAAAGGCTCATTCCAAAAACAACCCTCTAAAATATTACGAGATTCCGTGAGCGCTGCGCTTGCTGTGGCAGGGTTAACTGCCATCGCGGTAGTTGCTGCATATACTCCGTAGAGTGCGTTGTTCTCAGTACCAGTTAGCCCGTATAATTTGCTCCTGAATCCCATAGGGTTAGCCTGTGGGATAATTGGCGGTGCTACAGGCACAGGTATTGCATTGCCAGCCGATAACCATTCAGTTAAAGCAGCTTGAACTTCAGCCCTGTAAGGCTCGCTTAAAGAACTCAATTCAGGCACACCGTTTAAGCGTGGAACCCATGTAGTAGTGCCATTTAGCTCAAACAAGAAGTTGTTGTCAGTTGATAGTGTTAGATTCATTATGTTTTCTCCTAATATCCAGTTACAGTTACAATCCAACCACGCGCCCTTAATGCATCAACGGCAGTCCTACCACTAGCGGATGGTGTTGAGCCATCTACTCTAAGAGTCCCATTAGAGCGATTAGCAGTGTTGATGGAGATAATTATATTGTCCACTGATGTTTGAGTTAAATTAGTGCAACCTTGCCAAGCAGATGTATAGTTTGTTGCTAAACAAGTGTCGAACATATTGGCTGGAAATGATGTTAACCCAGTGCAACTATACCAAGTACTAGAAAAATTAGTACCAGCAGCAGTATTAATTAATGGAAATGATGTTAACCCAGTGCAACTATACCAAGTACTAGAAAAATTAGTACCAGCAGCAGTATTAATTAATGGAAATGATGTTAACCCAGTGCAACTATACCAAGCATAACTAAAATTAGTACCAGCAGCAGTGTTAATTAATGGAAATGATGTTAACCCAGTACAAGTAAACCAAGCATAACTAAAATTAGTACCAGCAGCAGTGTTAATTAATGGGAATGATGTTAACCCAGTGCAACTACGCCAAGCATAACTAAAATTAGTACCAGCAGCAGTGTTAATTAATGGAAATAATGTTAACCTAACGCAAGTAAACCAAGCATAACTAAAATCAGTACCAGCAGCAGTGTTAATTAATGGAAATGATGTTAACCTAGTGCAACCATGCCAAGCATAACTAAAATTAGTAACTAAAGCAAAATTATCTAAGGAAGTGGAAGGCAAAGCCGTTAGAAGAGAATTAAAAAAAGCAAAGTTGGCAGAGCTAAATTTGCTCACTCCCCAGCTAGAAATACTTGCAATAGGGGCAACTATACTTTGATTATTAAATCCTGTAAAAACACCTTGTATGGTGATTGCATAAACGCCTGTACCAGCATAATTTTTAGTTACACTTGCACTTCCTGTATGCGTTGTTGAAGTGCCATCACCCCAATCCACCGTGAAGTTATTAGTTCCTGCTTGCACATCAAATGCAAAAGTAGAGATACTTCTTGTGGTTAATATTAAACCCACCACCCTCGTTGGCAATATTTGAATGTCTCTCTTAACATTCCGCTTCATTGATACTGGCATATTAGCTCACACTGCTCCACATATTAATTGAAGCGCCAACGCCAACTATGGACTGCACAACTAAATGCACTCCAGTGTTGCCCTGAACTTGATATCTCAGCCTAGTTCTATTTGAAGTACCAACTGAGAGATTTAGTGTAGAGACAATATCTGATTGCACATAAATATCAGTAGAGTTCAAGAAAAATGGCACAACAACAATCACTGGCAAAACAGGGCTTGCAGTCAGTGTTACTTCTACATCAATATCAACAAACTGTTTACCCACACAAGAAATAGGTGTAGCTGGCATCACAAACGAGAAAGGAATTATATCTGTACTAGCAGCCCTTTGTGTTCCTACAACCCTACACTCAACCACACCAGCAGTAGCGCCAGTAGTTGTTTTTATGCAGTTAGTAGTAGCAGTAGCAGCAGCAGTAATAATCACGCCACTTGTAACCTCAGCAGCAGTTACGCGCCCTAAATATAGGGGGTCAGCTACAGTACTAAGAAAAATGTCAAAGTCTAAACCGTTAGGGGTGATTGGGATTCTAATTACTCCAGAAGCTGTAGCAACAATTCCATTACCAGCAGGGATCACAGGCAAAGAACGCCCAAAAGCATTAACGGCTGTTACTCTCACCTGATGAGCAACCGCCGTTAAAGAACCACCAGCAGCCGTTGTAAGTATACCAACTGTGGGTGTAGCAATATCAGGTGCAGTGATTGAGGTGCGATAGACTGATGATACAGATGTAACTGCACCCAACATAAATGCAGCATCATTTGCAGGGGTTATTGATAAGCTAGCTGCGGATACTTTTGAGCCTAAACTAGCAGGTAAAAGAGCATTAAGCGCCGACTGCAAAGTAGATGTAGCCGCTAATGTTGGGAGTGATACTGTACCTGTGATATTTGTTAAGTTCCAAGTACCAGACTGAGTTGCAGCAAAGATTGTATTAGTTATACTGCCAATTGCATTAGCACCTGTAGACAAAGCGCCAATGGTTACAGCTACAGGCGAAGATCTCAATTCTGAGTTTGTTAGCCCACCGCCACCGCCACCACCACCGCCACCACTACCAACTGTTATTTTTTGTGCGTAAGAATCGCCATATACGATCCGCAAAACATCTGTATCTGCCTGAAGGGAAGTGTCAAAAAACAGTGTCAAGACATTATTGACTAGGCTAGCCGAACCCTTAGCTACGTCCAACGGATCGTAAATTACGATATTGCGAGTTACGTTTACGATTTCGCCAATATCTTGTAACAAAACAGAAGAATGGTCGGAAAATGTAATTGTTCGCGCCGTTCTATTAAAAGCATAATTTCTAAGTAAACTCGCCATTATTAGCTACCTCTCTTTTGCGTAGATTTTTTGGGAGGAGATTCAACAATTTTCTCAACGGGAATTTCTACAGGTTTAGCCCAAATCTTGTGAAGATTTGAATCAAAATCTTTTTCATTTATGATCACGCCATCAGGCAAGCCACTTCTTTCTATACGAACAGTTTGCATAGTTTATCCAAATAAATAGCATGGAGCCTCAGCGATCGCGCCAAGGCTCCAAATTTGTATTAAGTAATTGTCATGGTATTAGGCGAGGCATTTTGAATCCACCACTTACCTTGAATAGATCGGCACCCAACAACAGCGCCGATCCTGTTTGCGGCAGTTGTAAACGCAACAGAGGCGATGGCAAGGTTGTTAAATCCACCCATCGTTAACGATGCGTTAGGATAACCCGCAACAAGGGGAGGCAAGATAGTTAAGTTTTGATCCGTTTGCAAATGAATAATAAAGTGCATATTATCAGCAGGAGAGCCAAGGACAGGAAGTCGTAAAGTCGTAGCAGCAGCAGCAGCGACTGTAATAAAGCCCTCGTCAACAGGGAGAAGCTGAATAGTACCACCTGCATTTTTTGAAATCGCAGGTTCTAGGAAAACGCCAAGTCCCATAATTTTTAATCTCTTAGTAATAGTTTAGACAAAAGGAACTACTCGAAAAATTCGAGTAGTTCAGGCTTATTCAGTTGCGCCAAATACACGAACCAGTAGCTCTGGGCGAGGGATGGCGAATCCGTAGCGAATCGAGTAATCAAACATAGTTTGCTTGTTCTGACGCGATACTTCCAAGTTAAGGACAATACCTGAATTCATATCAGGGACTTGCATCATCATTGTGTCAGGAGTCAAAACTGCGTTGTCGGGACGACTTGCAAAGGCGATCGCCTCACGACCAAACGCAAGCGAGTTATAAGTAAAGCCAGTCGCGGAGGCAGCCCCACGGATTGTGACAACTGCCGAAGCAGCAGGGCTTGACCGTAAAGGCGGTTGAATTACCCAGCTTGTAGTCGTAGAAACACCAGCAATGACATACTCTTGCGAGTCACCAGCGATAGTAAACAATGTGCCGATAGTGGGTGCGAGTGATCCAGCAGTGACAGCAAGTGTAGTACTGCCGATCGCTTGACCCGCGCCGTTGACAACATAAAGACCGGGGGCAGCAGTACCATTACCATGCCTAGCAGCTTCTTCAAGATAACCGTTATACGCGAATCGAAAACCTGCAACGGTGTTCATAATTTCACCAGTTCGCATCGTATCAATCGCGTCAGGTCCACGTCTTTGCATTTCATTCAATGCTGGAAGAATGGCAGCCGAGCCGTCAGCGTCAGAATCTAAAAGCATGAACCGATCCATAAGATCCGCGCCAGCCCGATTTAATCGTCTACGGGCAAGCCCCGCAACACCCAAATCGCTTGAGAAAGGAACTGTCCCCGGTGTTCCGACCGCTTGATATGCCGCACGATATGCCGCGCCTAAAACATCTTTAACAACAGTCCGACCTAACGAGTTAATCGCCGCTTGGTTTTGCGCCCCAAGGAGACCATTCGCAATACTGTTTTGTTCATCATCAGATACAGCAAAAGCTTTGTGTTTCCAACGGTCTAGCGTAATTGTGGCGCTAGTTGGTAACATCGACTCACCAGTAACAGGCGCAGAGCTAGGTGTTACGTCTTCAGCGTCATTAAAACGCGAAGGAATAGGGATGACGACCGACTTCATGGGGAGCATGATGTCATTGTCCATACGCATTACAAACTGTAAAAAGTTTAAGCGTTTTTCCAATGACCTCAGTGCTAAGCCATAGCCACGGACGAGCAAAGCCTGATCAATAATATTATTTGACATGCGAGTAATTCTGCAAAAAGTTTTGTAGCGTACTTTTTGCTCTCAGTTCGCATCGCGCTAGTTTTCATAAGTCAGGGCATCGCGCCATTGACCTATTAAAACAAGAAAGCCTTTGTTATTTTTATAATACTAGATTTTTAAGATTGTGATCACCAATCATTTTCCCCAAAATATTTCTCACTCGCTTGTATATATATAGCCATGAGTGTTTGGGGGATACCCCCTATGTTTTTCTACTTTGGTTACTTAGTCAGCCCCCTCTAACTTTCTATTAAGTAATAATTTTTTTTCGACCTGTTCAACAAAATAGGCGATCGCAATATTAATATTGCGATCGCCTATTTTGTTAAGTTATTTCTTCTTCTTCACAGTTTTCGAGGGGTCGTCAAAATAAGAAAACCCGATTGCAATCAGGTAAAAAACCAGTAAAGGAATCTCACCTAGCATAAGCTACTTGCCGTCTTTAATAACGAACTCGCCTTTCTCAATACGATCTCGATTTGCAAAAAATTGCTCAGGTGTAATCTGATTCGCGACAGGCAGTTCAAGACTTGCGCCCTGTTGCTGCTGTACAAAATTATTGCCACTGGCTAGATTGCGTGAGCCGCCCCCAGTTTTTTGCGTAGCGGGAGGCTTGAATTTCGATGGATACCGAGACTTGAAATATGCGACTAGATCATTGAGCGATGTGACCTCTCCAGATTCAGTAAGCGCCGCGACCTCTCCAGATTCAGTGAGCGTCAAATGATTGGCAGCCATCGAGTGTAGAAGCTCTAAATCTTCGCTAGAGTTAGCAAGCAACGGTGAAAAAAGTTGCGTAAACGTACTATCAATCAGATTGATAGCACGAGCATTTTCTTGAGCCTGTTGATATTGAGCCGCAGTCTGTAACCTCTGGTCACGTTCAGCAAGTGCCGCGTCACGTTCAGCAAGTGCAGCATTAGCTTGATCAATGATCGATTGACTTCGTTCCGCGATCTGCTGTTCGTACTGTTCTTTGAGAGTCATTTGCGAAGCGGCAAGAGCAGATTCATTCGCAGCAATCTGTTGCTTTAAAAGCGCATTAGTATCTTCCAATGATTTACGCGCAGCGCGTTCCGACTTAAGAGCCTTTTCCCCACCTTCACCAAATTCTGGCAATGGCGCAGGAGCAGGAATAGTAGGAGTAGGGATAGAAGCAATAGGAGTCGCAACGAAATCTTCTGTTGGAGGCATAAATTTAAAAAGCTAGTGATCTTCCAAACTGGTTACTGCGATTATACCCAACATCGTCGCGGGTCGCGCTAAATTGGAGGTCTTTCAAGCGTGTGTTGCTAAAAACCGCAGCAGTATCAGCTTCAAGTTTGCGATTACGGAATACAGTATCATCCCGAATTTGTGCAGTTTGTGCTTGAAGTAACTGCATACGATAGGCAGACTCTTCCGTAGATCGGGCAACCTCTGAATTGATTTGGGTAGATCGTAAAGCAAAGTCAGCCTTACGATCTTCACCCGCTAGCCTAAACTCTTCACCACGCGCAAATCGATCAGCATTTTTGTTAGCTTGCTCCACATTAAAACGAGCCATAGCGGCAGAACGTTCATTCTGTAAATCAAGGCGCTGGTCTGAGTAAGCACGTTCGGCATTACCAATATCGTTATTCATTTTAATCGCAGCATTTTGACGATCAGCATAATCAAAGTTCGCGTCATTCTGCCTCTTCCAATTATCAAAATTCGCCTTGTCGCCAGCCCTCTTATTAAGCTCACCCTGACTAACGCCGTATGTACCAGCTTTAACCTGTGCAGTCGCAACCTCAGTTACATCAATCGTCTTGCGATTAAAAGTATTCATACGCTCTTGCGTTGCAAACTTGGTTGTAGACTCAAACTGATTATCAGCAGATTGTTTTACGTTCTTGTCCATTGCAGCTTTAAAATCAGCGAATGTTCTAACATTCGATGCCTGAAGTTGTTTCGTGTTTTGGTCAAGCCCGACTTCGCGAGTGACGCGATTTTTATCAAGCCCGACTTCAACATCGCCAGCGTTTTTGTTAAAACCAACCGCCGTATTTGCGTCAGTCGCATATCTGCGATCGCGAGATTGGTTTGCGTAGTTTTGCAAATCGGTCAGTGATTTTATATCTTGACCACGCATATCAGTTTGCTGTTTTACAAGCGTAGCTTCACGATCAGATAGCAGCTTTTCACCTTTGCCATAATCAGAAGGTCTGCTGCTGTTAATTATCGTCTTACCGCTAGAAGAGTTGTTATTAACTTTTGATGGAGTTGCCATGTTTCTTGTCTCAGTTGTAGATGTACTTTGAGTATTTTTTTCGCCAAATAAATCAAGAGCGCGATCGCTCACCCAACCCGCCAAACCAGAACCAGTTACACCACCAACTACGCCACCAACTACGCCACCAACTACGCCACCGACACCAGTGCCGAGGACAGGTACAACAGATCCAACAGATGCACCAAATGTTGCGCCAAGAGTTGCGCCTTTAGCTGCGCCAGCTAACCCGCCAGCAGTAGATGAAAGTGCATTAGCTGAAGCCCTTAGATTGCTGTCACCAGCATTTCTGCTATCAGCAAAATCGGTAACGCCGCCATAAACGAGAGCCGCAACACCTAGCCCTTTAGCCATTGAACCGCCAAGGACTTTAGCTGTCTGCGAAGCTGTATAAGCAGGAGTTGCCCCCACTGTTGCGCCAGCTTTAGTTAAGTCCTGAAACCCTTTCAGACCAACAGCAGATCCCGCCAAGCCCGAAAGTCCAACACCTGTTGTCAAACGATCAACATTCTCTTTACCTAACGCGCCGTCATAGGCATACAAAGGATTCGTAACAGTTCGGTTAAATACTGTCGCAGTATCGCGCCCAACTAGCTCAGAGCCTTGACCCTCACGGTTTAAGCGAAATATGCCGCCACGATTATACTCAGCCTCTTTCCATTGACTATACGCATCTTGGCTAAGTGTTTGCGATTGATTGCCGCCATTTTTTTTGACTTGCTCAACATAATCGCCATAGCTTCTAGGAACTTTACCTTGACTAGGAAGGATTAAGCCCACAGTGCTATCCCAAGCTTGATCCTCTAGTCCGTAGCTATCTCCAAAAGTAGGCTTCTTACTTTCGCGATCGCGTCCTTTTAAAGCATTATTGGTAGCATATTGCAAAGCCGCAGTAGTCAGGAGACTTCCGCCAAATGCTGTCGATGGTTTAATGCCAGCAGAAACGCCAGCATTATAAGTGGAAATACCCGCAGGAGATTGGCTAAAATTCCACTTAAAGTATTGACCCATGGCAGAGCCAAGTCCACCAGTAGATCCATCTAAAAAATTGTCAAACTTAGGAGCCATATGAACTTACTCAACTTCCTTAAAAATTATCTTAGCGTGTTTACTTTTCTTATTGGCTATTCGCTTGGGTACGCACGTTTAATGAATGTCGATGGTCATTACCAAATCCTGTTTTTAATTGTGGTTACAGGAGGTTTCTACCTCATCTACAAATAACTATCTTAAACCAGCGCCAAGCTTCAACGCCGACTGCGTTTTACCGCCGCCGACTTTGGCAGATTGACGCATTTGAGCGAGTGTTCTACCGCCAGTCAGCGACTTAAATACGCCATCAACTTGCGAATCGCTTAATTGCTGATTGGCTTTTAGTCCAAGGGACTTGCGTTCGGCACTTAGCGATCGCGATAGTTCGGCGCTGGTAACAGGCGCTTTCGTGCGTTCGGCGTTGATACTGCCAGAGTATTCAGAAGCATTAACTTTAGCTTTAGGCTTGCCAATGTTCTTCAAACGACCAGCCATGTAATCACTGATTTGCTCATTGCGATAACCAAGTTTGTCTAAAGCTTCGGTAAGTTTAGGATCAAACTTACCAGTACGAGGCACTTCATAGCCATATTCATTAGCTAAGTTTTGAAGTGCAAGGATGCGATATTCAGTTGGGGTATAAGGACGTTGACGCATTATGCCCTCAGTTACACCGTTGCCGAGTTCACGATAAGAGATTGATTTATTGCGTAAACCATCGCGTGAAGCGTCACGGCTAATGTCGCGTTCAGACATATATCTCGCGTTGTCGATTGACTCTTTGTTGGCTAGGTTTGCGATCGCACGCGCAGCAGGACGGTAATCTAAATTGCTTTGAACTTGCGCAGATAGCGAATTACCGTAAGCAGCAAACAAATTATCGTCATTCGCGAATGGCTTAAATGTCTCACTCTCTTTGGTTATATCAAGTCCAAGCTTGGATAAATCCTTAGAGTATTTTTGCTCCTTAGCTTCATCGCGACCTGTTACTTGATCGATCGCCTTATCAGCACCGACCACGGCAGCAATACCGCCACCAATTTGCAAAGCAGTTCGCAGATATGCATTCGGTACAAATTTAGCAGCAAGTTGAGATCCACCTAGTGCAGTAACAGCGTAACCAGCCCCCACTGATAGCCCTGCTCTAGTGGCAGCAGTTTGCGCGTTTTCACCACGGTTAGCAGAATCCGCGAGAACTTGGGCTGCTTGCGCGGTATCCATTAGTATACCTAAGCCACTCAAACTGCTTGTGCGCTTAGACTTCATGCCAGCGTCAATCATTGACTGCGAAGGTGTAACAATTTGACCGTCAGGCAATTGTCGGGAGGAAACGCGAGTTGATAGCTCCTTGGATTGCGATTGCATTTGCTTCAAAGTTTGTGGTTGCGCGATCGCCAATCCCTTACTTTGAGGTCTAGTTTCCGCGATCGCCGCAGTTACTTTAGCCAAATCAGGAGCTTCCCCAGTAGCACGCTGTTTCGCAATTCCTGCTTTAACTCTTGACTCAGAAGCCCCCGATGAAGTCGCAACTTTTTGCACTTCCGACTCAGCGATAAATGTACTTTGCGTAGGTTGACGCTTGCCAAAACCACCAGATGATTGCTTGGCTGATAGTTTCGCATCGCTTAATGTACCCGCGAAGTCATAAGTATTTTTTGCCGAAGATACATAATCAGCTTTTCTAGGCATTGGCACAGACGGATCGCCAGCCTTATTCCATGCTTTAACATCGGCAAAATACTTTTTATTCTCTACCGATTTCTGTTGTGCAATTCTATTTTGCGCTTCTTGATACCGAGGTGTTTTGATCTCAGCAGTTTCTTTATAAAGCATCTCGTTAGCTTTTTTGTAATCGCTAAGAGTCATGCCAGACAAAGCGGCAGCCCCTTCAGGTGTTAGCTTATCAATATATTTGCGAGACACTTTACCTTGCCTATAAGCGTTTTTATCAGGCAATTGACCATCCCCATAGGTATTGTCAAGGTAAGCTCTTGTCGCATCATTGTTTGCGCGTCTAGTTTTTTGCTCAGGAGTTTGTAACTCAGGACGTTCAAAAAGCGTTGATGGTTTAGTAGTTTCGACAGATTTCGCGACAGGTGCAATCTCATCCGCACCGCCGAATTTACGTTGAAATTCTTCTTTCGAGATTGGGCGATCTTCCATTGGCTCAACCGCATTGCGTTGAGGTTGCGCCAAGGCTCCTAAAGATTTAGCCCTCATCGCAGCAAGTTCAACCTCAGGTACTTGATAAGCGCCAGCAATATCGTTAAGACGAGTTTGGCTTTTTCGCAGATCCTTACTTATTTGACCAGCTTCCGTGCCAAGCACTTCAAAAGTTGGCTTAACTCCTTTAGCGAAATCCTTAGTAGCAATAGTCGAGGGATCTTTACCCGCAGCAATCCAATCATCAAGAAATTTTTTCTGCGTAGAAGATAAGTTAGGATCGCTAACCGATGGAATCGCAGGTACATTTGACTTGACGAGAGTTACTTGAGCAGGTATGCCAGCCTCCATCACAGCATTAATCATGTGCTGCGTTCCCTTAGAACCATCAACAGAAAAATAAACGCCTTTAACATCTTTGCCAAATGCCCCCGTCTCTGCAATTTGCTTGGCAGCAACAGGAACTTCATAATCACGCACAACGAATCTAAAATTGCCTAAGTCAGCACGATCAGCAGGCATGACGCGGAAGGGAATACCATTGTCAATCGCAAATTTCTTGGCAGTTGCATCTGCTCCCTTAGCATCACCAAGGACAAAATAAGGTGTTTTGTCACCAGCGATCGCATCAGCCAAACCTTTCTTAACAATCTCAGGCGCATCAACCAAATTGCGAGAACCACCAATTGCGTAAACAGCGCCTGATTCAGAGCTAGCAGCAATATTGAATAAGCTAGCCGCCGATCCTTTGGCTGTCGGAGTACCCAACATTACACCCGCAAACTCTCTAGCTGTTGGTATGCGTAATTCAGTATTTGCTTTGAAATTAGATAATGCACCAGCCGTAAATGATCCAGTTAGTCCACCGACACCAGCCGCCGCGCTTTGTTGCTCTTCATTCAGACCCGCCGCTTTTGCAAGTTGCTTAAATGCGATCGCGCCAACTGTGCCGCCAGCAAATCCCCTTAAAGCAGGGCGTAACGCAGGAACAGATCCGAAGCCTAAGTCTCCGTACTTACGCATATTCATGCGACCAATCGCAGCGTCATCAACTTGACGAATCGATAGATCGGGCAACTGAAATTTGCGATCACCCTCGTATTGAACAATATTGCCTTTACCAGTAACCAATGATCTACCAACCATAGACTCATCGATTTTTGGTAATACAGGAGAAATCGCATCAGTCAAAGTTGCTCGAACGCGATCGCTAAAATCAGGCTTAGCTTTGCTTGCGCGATTACCCGCAACATTCAAAGTTTCAATCTGATTGCTTTGAATAAAGTCGCGAAGTTCGTTAGGCGAAGGATTAATAATTAACGGCTTTTTACCAACCTCAGCAATCGTGAGCTTAGTCCCCCGACTGTTAACATCATCAGAAAAAATAGCAGTCCCATCGGAACCTTTTGCATTTTGCCTTGTTCTTTGCGCGTACTCAGCAGAAACATTCCCAAACGACTTAGTTTCAGTTAGCCCAAAATCATCGCGTAACGATAAATCTTGACCAAGCTCATTAATAAATCGTGGAGGCGCAAAACCACCCGTGCCAAGTCCTAAGCTCTTGGCAACTTCTAAGCCAACCTTGTCAGCACCAGTTTGACCGCCAGAAATTATCTTTTTCAATGGGAATCTTCCGTTATCAGGCGGGTCAAACAAACCCATTTGCACGGTAGAGATCGCGCCCGACTGCGAATTAAACCACTTAGGCGTTTTTCTAGCACGCGCCGCAAAATTAGCCAACTGCTCATTGTTGGGCATTAAATCAAGGACATTTCCAACGCTTTGTTCGGTCATGGGAAATGGCAGCCCAACCGATCGCCCAAATTGCGAAAGCGCTTGATAAGTAAAATCTTTGACAGCCGCACCGATGCCTTTACCAGATGGTTTCATCCCTGCTATGCCGCGTTCACTAATCGCTTCATAGTTACCCATCCAAGAATCAGTTGCCATCCTAGCAGCAGGAACAGCGCCAACCTTATAAGGCGCTGGAGTCAGCATATCTGTGGCGAGTACAGCCGCCTCACTAAGCGCTGGTTTAACGTCATATTGCTTGAGGTTATTCATCCGCATATTATTGCGACCTTCAGCAGTCATAAACATTCCTGATTCAGGCGTAGCGGCAACATTCAATAAGCTAGCCGCCGATCCTTTGGCTGTCGGAGCGCCCATCATTACACCCGCAAACTCTCTAGCTGTTGGTATGCGTAATTCAGTATTTGCTTTGAAATTAGATAATGCACCAGCCGTGAATGATCCAGTTAGTCCACCAACACCAGCCGCCGCGCTTTGTTGCTCTTCATTCAGACCCACAGCTTTTGCAAGTTGCTTAAATGCGATCGCACCAACTGTGCCGCCAGCAAATCCCATTAAAGCAGGGCGTAACGCAGGAGCAGATGCAAAGCCATAGTCTTTATTGCCAGTGTATTTAAGTTTTTGAAGCGTCTCAAATGGCACTTTAACTTGTTCGCCGCCAACATTTAGCTTCACGCCTTGTCTGCCAACACTTTCAACCGTGCCGACATTGCCCGTCTTAGGCAAGATATATTCTTGACCAAGGCGTGCAGTCGCAGGGAGTCCAGAATCAGGTACTTTAAGCGTTCCTGTCAGTTCATTAACTTTTGCATTCGTGTAAGCATCAAATGCCCTCGTATCACCATCGAGCCTTATTCCCTCAGATTTTGCTTGCTTCTTCAAATCGCTAAGTGTTGGAAATGGTTTAGCTTGATCTACCCCCTTCAAACTATCTGGATATTCGATCGCCGCAGCCTGATAACTTTCATAGCGAAGTTTTGCGCGGTCATAGATTGTTCGATCGCTAGCACTGCCAGACAAGGAATTATTCTCGCGTTGCATAAAAAACTGGTCATTTTTTGGCACAGCTTTAAATGTTGCCTGCGGTTGCAATGGTTCACCAACTGCGTTAGCCCAGCCGCCAGTATCTGTCGCAGGATTTAATCTCTGCGAAGCGTCAGGTGTCATCGCCATTTGCTTGCCGGCTTGCATCGAATCAGGAGGTAGCGATCGCGATTGTAAGTCAGCATTAATTAATCGCGCCGATTCTAATAACTCTGGGTTAGAGGCAAGCCCTTTCCTAATCGCGTCATCGTTCAGCGCAAGCTTAAACTCGCGTTGAGAAATATCATTGGTTATGCCAAATGTTTTATACGCCTGTTCAAGAGGAGTCGCGATCGCGGGTTGCTTGGCTAGTCTGCGTTGTTCAGCTTGCAATTCTTTGTATGAAAGCGGAGCTTTATATGCTTCTTCTGGCTTATTGAATGCAAGGTATCTCGCGTCAGGATCGTTCTGTAATCCATACATCCGAACGCCAGTATTGCCGCGTGATGGAATTGGATCAAACTGCTTCGTAATTGTTTCAACTTCACCAGTTTGAGGGTTACGTTGCATACCCACAGTCAAGTTACCAGCCGCCATTTCTTTCGCGACCATGCTTGCGATTTTGGGATCGTCAAATCGCGTATGAATTTCTGGCAGTTTAGTAAATTCGTTGTTTAGCCCAACATCACTAGCATTAGCAAATTTCTCTGATGTTGTCATGCGATCACCAACATTCACGCGACCTTTGCGGTCAGGCGAATATTGTCCAACATCAGGCTTGACGATAACTGGCTCACCGCCCATCATCTGTAAATATTCAAACAGCTTGTCGCTTGTCAGCTTAGGCGGTTTGCGACCTGTTGATGCCGAGCCGTCTTTAATCTTTTTGTCAGCCATTTTAGTAGTTTCTATAGGATAAACAGCGCCAATCTCATTAGGATTATCGATCTTGTAGCCAGTGCCACGCTCTAAATCTCGCATCTGACTAAACTTAGTAGATCAGCGTATTTGAGCAGGGTTAACAGCTTGCTCGATCAAAGTAGGAGTAAGTCCAACCAATCCGCCAATCGCCTTTCTCTTAAAAGCCATAATCCTACCCTCTCCTTACATTTGCGCCACTTGACCCGCGACCACGCGAAAAAATATCCGCGTCTTTCGTGCAATTTATGATTACTTCGAGTTGAGCGACAGTATTGCGACCCGCCGCTATCAGCATATTTACTCGTTGCTGCGAGTCAGTAACAGTACCCGGCGATCGCAATTGCCCAAACATTTGCTCACACGCTTTTAAATCTTTCTGCGTTTGCTTGATAGACTTTATCAAATCGCGTATTTGGTTCTCTTTCCACTCAGTCAGCGTAGGCTGTAATGCGAGTGCTTGGTTTATCTTAATCTTCACAGCGTTAAGGTGATCCAGCGAGGGGAGTCCCAAAAATAATGTGATATCTGCGATTTCTGGATCAGTTAGTGCCATGTTCTAAGCTCCTGCTAAATAAAGTGAGATCCAAGTCGCGATCGCAATAGGTATCAGCGACAGGAAAAACCCTAAGTCCAAATCATTGCTTGTAGCCCATCGGCGGTCAAATAGCCACAAGCCCCAAATTAGGTACGCGCCTGATAGTAAGATTGCAGCATTGATTTGCATATTTGTTTGCGAATTATTCTCTTTATGATAGGGTATTAGTGCGAGAAGAGTGACACGGTTCATCTCAGGCTCATAATCTGAAGACAGCAGGGTTCGACTCCCTGCATCTCGCTTTTTTTACCACAGCAAAAAAACGATCGCCTGTTATAGAGATCGCTTTTTTGTTAGCCTTGCGTTTTTGGCAAAATATTTCTCAGTCGCTTGTATATGTATAAGGGTTTGTGTTTGGGGGATACCCCCTATGTTTTTCTTGGCTATGCCAAGCGGCGCGATGCGCCGCCCTTATATATACATAAATTAATTTGCCGCGACAGTCAGGGCATAAGCTCCACTCACAGTTCCTGTTACTCTTAACGATTGCCCCGCGTCAGCAACGCTTCGTATGCACACACCAATCCTTGTGAACGAGGCAAGCGGTTCAAAGTATTCGTACACTGGTTCGCTAGCTGGACTCGTATAGGTATAATCACCTGTCGCTAAATTACCCTGAACATGCGTGGACTTTCTCACAGTAGAAGTCTTACCACCTTGATTAGTGGTCAAACCCGCAGCCGTAATTGTCGTGCGATTGTCGTCTCTGACTAGAGACGCGCCACGAATTGTAATCACCGCATTGTCAGCCACTGCCCTTTGCAATGGTGGAGTTATCAGCCAATTGGTAATAGTTGCACCCGCACCAACTTGATAAATCTGTGTATCAGGTCGCAACTGAATAACTGCGTTATCTGCCGCCGCCACAACTAGCGGAGGACTAATCGGAAAACTGGTAGCTGTCGCACCAGAGCCTATGGTGTAAACAGTTTGATCACTACCAATCGTCATGGTAGTTCCTGCTAACGGACTGCCAGAGCCAGTGTCAACAACTAATGTCGATACCCCGATCGCCTGTAGTCCATTGACTAGGAACGAGTTAGGCATTGCGATCGCGTCAGCAATTGTAAAGATGACTCCCAATGCGGGAGCGATCGCACCTGTATCAACAGCAAGATTAACTGAGTCTCTAGGCTGTGCAAGATTTACTAAGTAAGCGCCCGGCACTGAAGTCACAGGATCAACACTCGCAACGCGGCGATCGTTAATCGTCTCAGGCGTTGAGAAATTAGGAGGCGCTTGATCTGTCCAGACTTCTGTTGCATCACTTGGCACTCCCGATGGCGGTGTTTGTGCCGCAGGTTTTTGAAAGCTGTCGTTATTATTTGCGATCGCGCGTTTACCCCACTTACCCGCAGTGCCAGAGCTATTTGTAACCCCAACCGCAATCATGGCAGTGACAGCCGAAGTCTTTAACTTATTACCTGTCGCGTTGTCATAAGCGATGCTTGCGCGTATATATTCGATCGCAAGTCCTAGTGGCGAAGCAGATGCACCCGCGCCAACCGCAAAGTTATCCCCTGCGATTCGAGTCGGAATCATACCCGCAGCCACATGGCTAATCGTGGACTCAATCTCAATATTAAAGTTGCCACAGTTAACGCCCTGTGTGCGACCACGCCACAGCCAACCATCAAACTCAAATGTTTGTGGGTTAGTTATCGTGTTCCAAATTTGCCCCTTAGCCACATTCTTAGGCTTTGTGTCAGAAGTTATCGGCGCAACTTTTAATATGCAGTCTTCATAGTTAAAGGCAGGAAGACTAATTACAGGCGTGACGGCAGGACTCATCATTGATGCTAACCAACCAGCGATCGCAGTCGGATTCCAAATTTGCTCAGCTAACGGTTTCAGCGTCAGCCCAATAATATTGCTTAATCGCTTAATCTCTAGCGATGCCTCCATGAAATTAATCATGTATAAATTGCCGTGTGGCATTCTCAATGCTTGGTTGTAAATTCTATCTTCCATTGCTAAAAGGCGATCGCATGATTGATCAACAATCGCAGTAACTGGGTTGATCAACCTGATAACTGCATTGTCAGCAGCAGTCGCGACCAAGGCAGGAGATATTCGCCAAGTTGTAAGTGTCGGAACAAGTCCAATCGTGTAGACGGTGGGAGCATTACCAATCGTGAAGGTAGATCCCTCGGCAGGAATGATCGCCCCAATTTTTACAGCCAATGAAGTCGCAGCGATATTCTGCAGACCATTGACTGCAAAAGCATAGCTATCTGCGATCGCGTTTGTTACTTGCGACTGCACTAGAGCTAGGTCATCAGCATCGGACTGATAACCCATCCATCTTTGCAGTAGCGAAATCTTTGTGGCGGTAGTTGTAGGCATAATTTATTTTAGGTTAGCTTGCGATCGCGCTAGTGAGAGTTTTAGGGATTCGGTTATGGGCATAAGTTTATGGTGGGCATTGGGGGATATGGTTTATTGTGTATCCATCAGAACTTTCTGCTAAGTAAACTAATTCAATACCTAAAGCATCAACAATTTTGTAATGGTTTGTACCTGGGCATCCTTGGGGTATTCTATTGTCAATAACAGCACTAACAGGGAATTGCGCCGCAGATATATTGCCACTTGCAAGAATAACATTAGCTCTTGAAGGTGTATGGCAAAAGCCGGGTGGTTGTGCACTGTAGCCAGCAATTGTTGTAGCAGTCCAAGCGTAGTTCAACGCCGCTTGACACGCCGATTGACTCGCATAAACACCGTTCGCATCCTGTACGCAAACACCGTCAACGCACTTCCATTTAGGAGCAGGGAGAGCGCAAGCCGCTTGACATTCAGCTTGAGTCGCGTAAGCACCATTCGCATCCTGTACGCAAGCACCATCAACGCATTTCCATTTACGATTAAAATCACAGCCCAAATCAGGCGGGGGAGTTGTGCTAAATTCGCAATGCAAGTAAAGCTCTAAACCACTAGATAAAAGGACACTCCCATGAGATCCGTAGCCAACAGGAGGTATCATCTCTGGTGACCATCGGCATTCAGGTGATGGAGGGCTACAGCCAGGTGGAAACGGAGGCGGCGCAGGTTTGCGCGGAGGCTCTTCGCATGATGGAACATAAATCGCTTCCTCTACAAACTCGCAAACTTCCGCGCATTCCTTTTTGTCAGGGCGCAAATACTCAATAGTTTTCAGACCAGTTCTCTTTTTAACGATCGCGTTAAAGCCAGCGTTAGAGTTAAATCCATCACCCGATCCAGTATCTACGCAAGTAGGCAAATCAAGCGGCAGTGGTGAGCAATCACGCTGTTTCGTTGACGAACATTCTTTAGGAGGTGGATCTTCAGGGAACGGGCAATCTAACGCAGCATCAAATTGCAATACTTTTAAAATCTCGCAACTTCCATCAGGCAATGTTTTCCCTGTTTGATGAAAGCTTACATAATATTGACCTTCGCATCTACTCCCATCGCCATCTTCAAAAAACCGCTCTTCACATGGCGGTAAATCATCAAATTCCCCATCATCATTTCTATCCCCGCAATCAACTAACTCGATCTCTGCTTCTAAGTTATCGCCAAAGTTACCCGATGCGATTGACGATATAGCGATCGCGTATATGCCCTCAGAAAAATTCTCAAGGCTAACTTCACGCGATGAAGTTCTAAATTCTGGTTCAAACGAAAACTCTACATCAGTCGCCAAGCCTACGACTGTCGCGTTATTGAATCCCATTGACGTTGATCGCTCTAATGTCAGCGTCACTTCACCGCCAGCGCAAGCCTGATATCTGGTTTGCGCGAATTGTATCCTAGATATCTCGAATGTTTGAAATGCGGGGATGCCCTCATTAGTAGATGGAGTCCTCTGAGTCCTAGGCGTAAGTGGTTCAACATAGCAATCAGTCTCACAGCCTAGTATTAGCTTAGGCTTGGGTAAGCCCAATTCATCATTAGAATCACCGCAAGGACAGCCGCAATCAGTTTTAGGATATCGCTCACGCTTTGCTTTGTAGATTCTATTTATCGGTAGGTTTGGATCAAGCTCCTGATTCTCGATCGCGATCGCAAAACAATGAATACATCTATTTACAAGTTTCGTATTGTTGGGGTTGGAACTCCAGTCAGCCCTCACCCATCGTGAGGGCGCTGTGCTAATTAATTTCGCTTCACTAATGTTATTGAAATCAGGGCAATCGCAGACATAATCAAAAGCTTGACGGCGCGTAGTCGTCCAAAATCCGCTAGTACTGCGATCGCTAGGGAAAAAGTAGTTACCCGCAAAGTCCTGTATAGCAGTTGCAGCGAGTAACTGTGCTTTCTCGTATCTCTCTTGAAGATCCGTATAACCCCAAGCTCCATCAGATAGCGGTTTAGACATAAGCTAATCCCTGAGATAAGCGCATCATGAGGCTTGCCATAAGCACGTCAATTTCCGTGTATGACGGCAAAGCTTGGAATGTTTCTTCATTACCATTGATACTGACGATCGCCACTGGCTCAGAGCGCTTGGCATTATCCCAAATAATGATTGTAGTCAGTTGACCATGCTCATATCCTGCTTCAGATTGAATAATATCGTCAGCTTTAAAGTAAGCCGACTCAACCTCTTTCTGTGCATTTTTCATTCGAGGAATTTGGATTACGCGATCGCCCAAAGCAATTTCTTCACTGCGATCTGCTGATTCCCATTTAAGCTCAAACCGAAATGTTCTCATTCAGTTTTCTCCCTGATTGCTATTAGAAGCTTGCATAGCGCCATCGCTAAATTCTCATCAGTCGCCGATTTAATTGATACCGAAATTGAGGAGCGAGGGAACGCGCTTGTGTGCCAATACTTATGACCCTCATAAGTAGATCGATGAATACTTACCTCTAGCCCGAACTCATCGTAAATACCCAAAATCGCATCAACACTGCGATCGTACCGAGATATAAAATAACCTTTCGCTCCATCTTTTTTAGTGCCGACATAAGTATTGCCAGTTGCGTCTAAATGCCACAGCTTAACGTTGCCCCAACCAGCAAGCGCCGCCACTCGCAAGAACACTTCATCCTTGATGAACACGGGAGAACTAGGAAACGTTATCTCTGTGTCCAAATCCTGATCATCGTCATCAATGATCCCTAGCTCATCAGGAGCAAAATCTAAACCGCCAACTTTAATCATTTCTATATAACCTTGCAATTAGTGGGGATAAACCTTTGTCACTCAATGCTTTGAGACTGAGTTCGCGATCGCGTTTAGTTGTGTAATCGCGTGGTGGGACTAAAGGGCGTTCTTTGTTAGCCATTTACTGGTTCCCGCAAGTTTTATTTATAAAATAACACGACAGATTGAAAACTCAGTGTCTTCAGACCTGAGATGAAAATCGGACGAGCGAATTTATTCGCTTTAGTCTTTTCTTATTACAGGTATGGTATCATAAGAATATGTTAGTACTAGAGTTTAAAACCTACGGCAAAGCTGCTCAGTTCAGCGCAATAGATGAAGCAATCCGAACGACTCAGTTCATTCGGAATAAAGCTATTCGCTTGTGGATGGACGGGCAAGCCAAGTCTTGTTTTGACTTAAACAAATACACTGCTATTTTGGCTAAAGAATTTGACTTTGCAAATAAGTTAAATTCAATGGCTAGGCAATCCGCAGCAGAAAGAGCATGGGCTAGTGTCTCGCGGTTCTACGACAATTGTAAAAAGAAGGTAACTGGTAAAAAAGGTTATCCAACTTTTCAAAAAGATTGTCGCAGTGTTGAGTATAAGACCTCTGGATGGAAACTTGCAAAAGACCGCAAATCTATAAAGTTCACAGATAAATGCGGTATTGGCAAGCTTAAATTAAAAGGTACTCGCGACTTAAACTTCTATCAGATTGAGCAAATTAAGCGTATTCGCATTGTTAAACGTGCGGATGGCTATTATGCTCAATTTTGCGTAGATGTTGACCGTAAAGAGGTGTTAGAGCCTAGTCGGAAAACACTTGGGTTAGATGTTGGCTTAAACCATTTCTATACCGATTCCGATGGTCAAACAGTCGAGAATCCTAGATACCTTAGAAAATCTGAGCGCAAACTAAAAAAGCTACAGCGCAAAGTTTCTAAGCGTAAAAAAGGATCTGCTAATCGTCGCAAAGCGGTTAAACGGTTAGCAAGAAAACATTTGCAAGTCAGTAGACAGCGTAAAGATTTTGCAGTGAAGACTGCAAGATGCGTAGTTCGGTCTAACGACCTGATTGCCTACGAAGATTTGCAAGTGCGGAATATGGTTAAGAATCATAAGTTAGCCAAGAGTATCAGTGATGCAAGCTGGTCAATGTTTCGGCTATGGGTTGAGTATTTTGGCAAGGTATTTGGTAAGGTCACTGTTGCAGTACCGCCTCACTATACGAGCCAAAATTGTTCTACCTGCGGAACATTAGTTAAAAAGACTCTGAGTACCAGAACGCATCAATGCAGTCATTGTGGAACGGTATTGGATAGAGATCACAATGCTGCACTGAATATCTTGGCTCTTGGTTTGAGTAGGGTAGGGCATACCCAAATTAACGCCTGTGGAGAGTTCGACCTCTGCCAAGTAGATGTAAGTCTATCTGGTAAGTTGTCTCGCTGAATCAGGAATCTCAGTCGCTTCAGCGCTGAGAGTGTCAATGTATATCAATGCTTGAAACTACCCATGCTTACGGGCGCATAATTAGCTAAATAGTTATAGGCGTAGCTAGCTGCGTCAACCATATCGTCATGGTCAACTTGATCTGGAAATCCTTGCAACTGGTTTAAAAACATTGAGTTCCAGCGATCGTTTTTTAGCAACTTGACACGACCTTGTTCAGCCGCCGCAGATAATCCCTTAGAGCGCTCAATTTTGTCACCCCATGCAAGTATGCCCCCTGCGTTGAATCCTGTTAGACTACGGACTCGCATGGCGCTATCCCGAATAGGAGCAGAGCCTCCACGTTCCTGCTCCCAACGAGTTGACACCATGCGTCCGTCCATGTTTGCCGCGCCAACAATTTTGCGCTCGATCGCGTCAGGTGTCATCACATCGTTAGTCACATCACTGATGTAATAGATCGCAGTTTTCTCATCATCACCAATTCGCGTCATCTTCACCGATGCTGATGGATCGCTATAAGTTTGCACTGTCGCAGCCAAATCCCAAAATCTAACCGAGCGTTTTGGATCGGGGCGATAGTCGCTAGGGATTTTGTCGATTACTTCAAACCATTCAGCGCGAAATAATAAGCCAGCACTTTCCACAATATTCCAATTGCCACCACGCCCTCTTATGCCTAAAAACCTTTCGCGATCAACTGCATTTTGAGCTTGAAGCGAGGACAAATATTCTGGATTCTCTTTCAATAATGTTGGGTTATCCCAAATATCGCTGACTATGAAAGTTATCGACTTAGGCGGTTGATCATTCGCATCACGCCAATCCTTGTCTACCCAAAGAAACTGAGCATTACTATCTTCATCATTAACAACCGTAAAATACCTAATCGCCCCATTCTTCTCTAAGTCGACGTAGCCGTCAGGCGCTAACCACCAATCAACAACCCCTCTCAGCCAACTCTTTGCGTCAGGATTAATAGTCGCCAAGATTTGCGGTTTCACGCCACAGGTTGACCGACCGCAGCCAAGGATTTTCAGAAACTGTGTTTGCGTAAATTCTTCTAACTGGTCAAAGTTAAACATAGAAACTTCCGACCCTTGCCAGTCAGTCCAAGAATCGGTGCTAGATAAGTGCCAAAACTTTATAGTTGCGCCGCTAGGAAATTCCCACTTGCGTTCAGAGCGATTAGGATGCCCCCCAAGCTTAGGATATAGCTCCATAGATTTATCCCAAAGCCCACCCGAAGCCCTTATTTTTGGCAGCGATCTCCTAAAAGTTACCGCGTGATAGCCTTGCCTTGCAATGTGCCGAAGTGGTGCAATCCTGATAGTCCAAGATTTACCCCCGCCCTTCGATCCACCGAGCAAGATTATATCTGCTGAAGATCGAAGGGCTAGCTCCTGTTTAGCATGAGGTTTAATCTCTGTTTTTGTCATAGCAATAAAGTAGCAGATTAATCGCAAGGATTAAAGTCTCATTTACATCAGCATAAGCACAGCCTTAGCGCTCTCCAAGTAATCAATGCGATCAGCTAAACCGTTCGTACCGCCATTGATTATCCGAGTAATTCTGTTGACATCATCTCGATCAGCGATCGCATTGAGTTTATGTTTATCCCAGAACCACCCCGCGCTAAGGCAAGCTAAATCAAAATCTTCCAGTCTTTCAGGGTTAGAGATTAAATCAATCCCTAAAGCCTCGCCACATTCGCGGACATTGGCGCGTCCTGTGACTTGGATCAATCCGCGACCACGGAATCTAGCCCCGTCACCCGCTTGCGTATTCCCTAAATCAGTACGCCATTCATAATCCTCGCCCGATGCATATTCTCGATTAGTATTAAAACCGTCGCTCTCATGGGCAGTCTGCGCGAGAAAATGGGCGATCCTCAAAGGCGTATTGATCTCATAGCGTTGCATTGTCGAATTGAGGTATGGGAGTAACTTGGCTACGCGATCGAGATCGGCGAAAATAGCAATGCGTTTTAGCTGGTCGAAAGTAATCAAATCAGGCAAGATCAACTTGCCATCTTCAAACACTTCAACATGGGGCGAGAATCCGTACCACTTGCCAAGGTAGCTGTCTTGCATTGAGAAAAAGCTGAAGTTGTTACCTAACGCATCGTAGGTAATTGCATAAATCTCAGTCCCTGCTGCGATCGATTGCTTTTGATCATCGGGTAATGTGGACGAATCGACTGGATACCGTTTTAGGACAGTATTAACTATAGCTTTGATTAAATATTTACTCACTTGACAAAGCCCTTAAAAATATTAAACAGATTTTGAGCTTTCTTCAAAAGCATAACCCAAACACTTTGTTCGTATTGTACTCAATAGGTTTAGACATTTCAAATGTAATAACCCCAAATCTAGATTCGATACGATCTTGATAGCACGCTTCCCGCCTCTGGGAAGCGTTAAGATCCCAATTATTCCCAGAGTTTTCGCACGAAGCTTTAGCCCTATAAATAACTAGCAAAAAGCGATCGCAACAACCCGCGATCGCTTTTTGATTGCCATATCAGGCGCGTTATCCTGCTTCCTTTAGTCTCTGGACTTTCTGTTGAATCCTGTCTGGGGTTCTGGGATCGCGTTACTCACCCAACCAACGCTGTCTAGGGCTGTCTTCGATAACGTGTTGCAACTCAGGAATCCATTCACGTTTTAGCTCAGGGGACTCTTTCAAATACTGAATAGTCTCAAAAGCCTCTTCTGGCATTTTGGCAAGATGCAAGTTCAAAGCCTTATAGTCAGGCGCACCAGATTTAGCCATAAATCCGAGCTTCTTGCAGAGTTCCGTCTTATTGATTGTGGAGCCATCGTTAATCACAACTCCATTAGAAACAAGTCGATCGCGAGTCTCTACAACCTTCACTTCTGAATAGCCAAGTACCTTCTGTTGCTGATGCTCTGGAAGTGCAGTAGAAATATAGTGGCGAAACTGGATAAGTTGTAAATCAGATTGTGATGTTTGAGCGATCGCAACTTCCTTTTGCGCTTCAAGTTTTGCAAGCTCAATTTTGAGCATCATCATTTCAACATCACTAGCAACTTGAGGCGCGATTTTCTGCGCAAGTTTCCACTTATTCTCAGCGTCAATGAAATAGTCTCGGATAGCTTCTCCTTGTGGGGTGTCAACCATCAAGCAAATGTGCTTAAATCCATCAACCGACAAGAGGATCAATTCGCTAGAACGCCCACGCTGTCCATTTTTCATGATTTGAGATGAAAAATGCTTATTGACTTTCAAGCCCTTCAAGCCACTCTGTTTTGCGTTGGCTTTGTTAGAATAACCAGCGATTTGCCAAGCTGCGTCAAAAGGCACAGGAAACTCTACCCCATTCAATTCGGCTTTAGCCCATGAATCAAGCAAGTCGGAAGTGTCGGAATTAATCGGTACAATATTCATAGTCATATAGCCTATTAGTCAGGTTTGTGATTAGCCATCGATCGCCCGATCGGTGCAACAATATTTTAGCATTTTACTAGATAGCAAAAAGCGATCGCAACAACCCGCGATCGCTTTTTGATTGCAACATCAGGCGCGTTATCCTGCTTCGTTCAGTCGATAGACTTAAAGCGTTTGTCTTTAGCAATTAGCGTTTATTCTAGCGCCATCTAACAGCATTAATCTTCTATGCCCTTTAGGATCGCATTTACCCATCGTTTCGCAGGATTGCCGCCCCAAAGTAGCCACGCAACGTAACCCGCGCTTGGATTTGATTCTTGCCCCCAGTAACCACGCGAGTCGCTACCCTTAGCTTGAGAGTCGATCGCGTGACGAGCAAAGTAGCTTTTCATGCGTTTAATGGTATCAAATGATACTTTGCCCTTGACCAAATCCCTAGCACGAGCCACGCCTGAGCCTATACCTTGCTCACTCGCTTGCTGAATACTTAGACCACCACGCCCAAATTTTTCGCGTAGCTCCAAGCCTTTAGCCGCCGCTTTGCGAGCATCGTCAGGAACGCTAAAGCTAGTTTTGCGTAGTTCGGTTAGTGTCTTCATAATGCGAATGTCGTCAATAGATTGGTTATCACGCGATTTGTTACAGGGTATACGCTTTAGCTTTATCGAGTAGTCAATAAACGCGGAATTATATAGGGGCGATTCTCAATTAGCTAACTCCTGTGCTGCCAAAACCGCAGTCGCCGCGTTCACTGTCGTCCAACTCATCAGCCTCAAAGAGTTCGACAGTGTAGAACGGCATAAATACTAACTGAGCAATGCGATCGCCTTCCTTAACCACGAAGTGGGAACTCCCATGATTAATCAAAATCACCTCAATCTCGCCACGATAATTTGAGTCAATTGTGCCGGGGGAATTTAAAACAGTAACTTGATTATTGATCGCCAAACCCGAACGTGGACGCACATCAATCATTGCGTAATCTGGTAATTCGACTGAGATGCCAGTGGGTATCTTCCTAGTTCCACCAGTAGGAATTACGCAGGAAATGGTAGAACTTACGTCCATGCCAGCATCACAGCGATGCTTGTAGCTTGGAATCTTTGCGTTTTCGCGGAGTTTTTTTACTTTTATTACTATTGTCATTTTTACGCGCAGGGATTTCTTTAATTATTGCATTACCAAGCGGGTCTAAATGTCCGCGATCAATCAAACCTTGCGGCACATCACCCCATTCTTTTAGCCAAGGCTTACTTGGATACCACTCACGCCGATGTAATCGCGAATGATCAGAGCGGCATAAAACAAATAGATTCTCGTAAGTGCAATCATGCTTTGCACCCCAGACTAGGTGATGGACATCTAGCGAGAAAGCGGTCTTATCGCACCCGCATATCTCGCAAGTTGGGTGTAACGTCCGCATAAAATTTTGCGTGTTTGGCTTTTTCTCCTTCCACAAGAATTTAGGATACTCACCTATCTGTACGCCAAGTTTGAGGAATATCTTAAATACCGACAAGGGGAACTTAGGCGCTATCAAGTTGTAGCGTTTTTCTAATGGTGATAATTCTAGTTTTTTACGTGCCATTTTCTAGATATCAATAATTTGCGCTGTGGCTGAATCTCTCCCATTGTCAGGCAAGTAAATCACCACTGAATCTTCTTGCGCCAATTCCACAGTTTTCTCAGTTGACCATCCGCCCCTAGTTTTTAAGTAAAAGATTATTGCTCCCAAGTCACCAGCTTGCGCGAGATTGTAGAGCATTTCAGAAATTTCAATTACAGCATTAAGCTTCGCCAATTGGTAAATCTTGCAGACATCATCGCGTTTAATCCAACTACTAATCGTTGTGTCACTCACCCCTAAAAGCATCGCGATCTGATGCAAGGAACAGCCAGCGCGTGAAGCTCTGCAAATAATTTCAATTCGCGTAGGTGTAAGATTAAACCTAGAGGCATTTTTACCAGTTTTAATAGGTGTGGTCATGGCGCAAAGAATCTCTTCATCGGTTAGTTTCACTGAAAATGCACAAAGGAAAAAGCTACCAAGTTATCAGAACATCGCATACCAAGCACAATCGCCAGTTTGGAAAAGATTAAAGGCGATCGCTGATGGCTCATGGCTTGAGTATAACCAAGATGGCACAGTAAAATACTGTAAAGATGCCGAAAAGTACTTGATAAAGTTCGAGGGTGAGTCTATTGACGATTATACAAATCGTTTAGCCCAAACGCCTTATGACAATAAGTACGGGCAGACCTTAGAAGAATTTACCACGCTCTCATTTAGTGGCGGGATTGAGAAAATAAAGCTACCCTTTGCGCTTTGGCATACGCAAGAAGAAACCGAAGAGTCAGGCTTTGCTCCGCTTTGGGACAATATTGATGGTCATCAGATCAATGGCGATACGTTCCTGTTCGGGGCGTATCGATCAGCTTTGCGCGATGGTCATATGTTTATCGCTGTCGATTATGCAAATATTCAACCAGCCACCACGCTTGCAGAGTATCAAGAAGCCGCCGACAAACGCCGCCCTTACTGGATTGCGATCGAGGCAGAGGATGTTGTCAATTGGCGAGAAGTTCAGATTGACGGTCGCAGTACTTTAGTTCAAGTTACCGTCAGAGAAACAGCGATCGCGCCCGATCCTGATGCTGATTTTGGGGAAATAGAGGTTGAGAACTATCGCGTTTACAATCTACAAGGCGAGTTCGAGAATGACGTAATGATCAAAGCCTATGTACATTACAGGTTATTTAAGCCAAAAATTGACGCAAACCCTAATGATTCTACGCCCAGAGAATTTAAGCCCGATGCCACCGAGTTCGTGGTTATCGAAGAGGGTGATATCTCGATCGCGGAAATTCCTATTTACATGGTTCATCTTGGCACTTTCACAAAATGGGGTGAGTCAAAGCCCTCGTTAAAAGCGATCGCAGAAATGAATCTGCTCTTATATTGCGATGAGTCCGACTATAACTACACCCATCATTTATGTAACGTGCCTGTACTAACAGTCGGCAGTCAAAACGGCGAGATTATCGAGGACATAGTTTTGTCAGCAGGGAAAACTTTACCAGCAGACATAAATGCTAATTGGCTAACTTTGCCAACGGCTTCGTTATCATTTTCGCGCACAAAAATCCTAGACCTTGAAACTAAAATCGGTTTCTTGAAAGCAGATTATTTACGCAAGCCAGCCGATCGCCAAACTGCGTTCACGACTAGCGCCCAACTCGCAACTTTAGATTCTAATTTAGAGCTTGCTGCAAGGAATTTTTGCGACTGCATTAAAAATGTTTTGAGGGCAACCGCCGAGTTTTTAAGCGAATCCTATCACGGATATATTTTGCTGAATCCCCAAGTCAACCAAAGACAAGGTGATCCCAATTTGTACGCATTTTTCAATCAATTGCGTGGCGATAGTATGATCTCCACATTCACACTCAGGAGCTTACTTAAAGAGTATTCGTTTCTGCCTGAATCCTTCAATGTAGAAGCAGAAAGTGAGCGTATTGCAATAGAAAATGAAGCAGCAGCGTCAGGACGTGCGCCGTTTAGTCCTAATCCCGACTTAATGAAACAAGTCGCTGATTTGGCTTTAAAAGATGTACTCGATAAGCGTACATCTTTAGAAATCCTGTTCAGCGCGGGATGCTTACCAATGAATGTCACCGTTGACGATGTTCTTGAAAGGTCAGGCGATACTATCAACCTCGAAGTTTTGGGATCGTATTTAAGTCAGCCAGCCTCAGAAGACGCAATGCAGGGTATCGGTAAATCTCTAGCAATCGATCCAAATCGGTTGATGGCAGCATACGCAAAATCTGTGGCAGCTAACGATCCTAACTCAGGCATATTGTGGGATGCGCTGACAAAGTACCTTAGCTCAACGCGAAAGATGAATGCACCAACCGATAAAGCGAAGCCCACACTAGATAGTGTATTTAGTGGCGATCTTGCTCCACGCGGAGCTAAGGACGATCCGAATAGTAGGAGCGATGGTTAACAAAAAAGGCAATCGCACCCCACGATCGCCTTTAAATTTGCATGAAATAACCTTGCGTATATCCTAGTCCTTTTTGCCTCAAATATTTTCGCGTTGCTTGTATATGTATAGCGTTGCGTGTTTGGGGGATGCCCCTATCATTTTCTTGGCTATATTCTGGTGTCGTAATTGATTACGGTACCAGAATATAGCCAATTTTTTTTCTAGCTCAAGCCCTAGCGGTAATCGCAGCGCTTAACAATGTTCTCATGTTTTCTCCTTAGCTTTGATTATCGTTTCAGCAATCATACGATAGATCACTTCGTCCTCGATGGTGTTCGTGCATAGATGAAACACACGCCAGCCTAGCGATGAAGCGAGATTAATCTTTTCGTACTCAGTGGCTAACCCACTACCTCTTGAATGTCTGCCATCCGTCCATATGCCGCCATTGATCTCGATCGCCACTTTAGCCAAAGGGCAAGCAAAGTCGAACCGAAATCTGCGAGGACTAGCAAAGCGATACTCAGAATGTAAGTCGATCGCAGGATAGTAGGCAATCCACAGATCCGCGAATGTATTCTCAAGTTTGGACACATCAACTCTTTTTAATACTCATCAGGTTTAATGTATTCCTCTTTAATATTTACGTTTTTTTACTGGGACATAGCCGCCAATTGTGCCGTCAGCACGAGTTTCATAATGTTCAATTGGGCGATCATAATTGGTCACCTTTGTGATCAATTCAGGGTTGGCGACCTGTTCCAGTAAGGCAATCATCTGCTTACGCTGTTTTTTAGTCATTTTATTAGTCGTAATTTCTTTGGTGTCCATGCCGCGATTTTGAAGCTTTGAGATACTGTTCGGAACGTCCAAGAGTGCCGTCAGGCATCTCAATGCAATTAACCACTTCGAGCTTGTTAGGGCAGAACCTAACCTGTGCGGGATTCACAATTAGCTCTAGCAGTGATCTCAATTCGCTTTTGGTCTTTTTGGAAATTGACGTTACTGCTCGTCCTCGTATTTCTGAATCATAGTTGTTCTATAAAGACATCGCTCTAGTAATCGGCGCTGAAATCCTAGGCAATCGCGTTGAGATTCTGCTTCAAGATGTTGGAGCAAAAGCCAAGTGAAACGAGCGAAAATTAGCATTAAAAAAAGTGCGATGATCATTGTTTTTTAAACCTTTCCAATACTGTTTTTGTGTAATCTTGAATACTTGGATAATCGCCAGCGCCGTATGTTTGCGGATTAGTATTATCGTAAAGTTCAGACCTACCTGAATACCAAATAGAAGCAGCTTTGCGAATCTGAGTGTCCTCATCACTCGATGTTTTAGCAGTTTCTTGGAGAGCTTCATCTAATTTGCAATCAATGACCTGAATCTGTTTTGCTTTATTAGCTAAAAATTCAGCCTCGGTCAGTTCTTTCCCAAGACATTGTTTTGTCCAACTTTTTATATTCTCTGGCATGACTTGACCATAGCCAAGAGCGTTCGAGTGTGGGTTAACTGCGGACGGATCATGATTTGATTCTTGACCAGCGATCGCATTGCGTAATCTTTCTACGATTGGTTTTGTTGATACCTTTTGAGGTTCTTTCCCTTCCAAGCTCCATCGGACAATCCCAGTAGTCGGATGTTGCCATTCCGATTTAAAGTTGAGCTTTGCCCAGTCGCCAACAACGCGAATACCAAAGTGTAAATGAGCGCCAGTAGAATCGCCAGTATTGCCAGTTTCTGCAAACTTCGCACCAACATCACGCCTACCGCCATCGCAGGATTTTAAGTGCCAATAAACTAATTCCACATCAGGAAAATCAGGGACTTTAACATAGGCTGCTATGCCCTCGGCGTTTCTTCCCGTCAGATTGTGATCGCACCATATATCTGCATAGCCCGTAAAAGCCTTATTGCCTTCAGTGCGTCCGACTACATATAGCGGAGTCCCTTCAGGCGTTGCAAGATCGATCCCGTTATGGTGTTTTTTTACGCCGCTGAGAGGATGGACGCGATCGCCAAACCCAGATGTGACTTCGTATCCTAATATTTTATCGCCCTCTTTAACAGGTTTGGTAAAGTCTGCATCAGTTTTATAGTTAAGTACTGCGATCGCTTTTTGACTATCAGTATTTGGTAATCCAAGCGATCTCCATGTTGCTTTTACAACAAAATTTAGGGGGGATAAAAAGATAAATAAAGGGATTAATCCAAGGGAATAAGTAAGGCTAGCGATCGCCCAGCCCCTATAGTTTGCTTTGCGGTTTTCGTGAAATTGGTGTTGATATTCCTTTGTGCAACTGGTTAGGGGCGGTTGTACTACTAAAGTCATAATCTAAAACTTTATCCAAACTAATATCTAATTTCTTACCGTTCGCAGTGAAATATCGGAGCGTTTTATGAGTTGTCTCACAAAAAGAATTACCCGCAATTACTGTCACTTCTCTCAATGTTTTGGCAGTTTTCAAAGCCCTAATTTGCTCTAAATCTAATGGCTTTGTCTGCGCTGGTTTCGTGAGACAGCCCTCGGTATTGCCATCAATAATCTTTGCGAATTGCGAATCCTTCGGGATGAAATTTAAAGGATTATGGAACGCTAGATAATCCTTCTCGACCATGTTGGATATAAAAAAACTGGTTGCAACTATTGGCAGCGCAACCAGTAAAACAGTAATAAGCTTCATTAGTTGGAAGTGAAAACGACTTTAGCTTTTGGCATTAAATCGCTGCCAGTCGTGCGATCGCTTGCAGACTCATTCTCTTTAACTTGGCGGTTTTGAACAGCATCGAAGGTTGAACCAGTCAAACCTCTAGCGCCGACAACAGTGTTATTAACAAGAGCGTTAAGCTCACCGCCAGCCTGTTTGTCTGTAAGGGTTGTAGGATTATTCCTGAGCAAAGCAACTGGCGTTGTAACAACAATCGGATATATTACAAAACGGATTACAAGGCAAAACAGGGTAAAACTAAACGGATAAAGCCAAGCGACTTTTAAAGTGGCTTTAAACAAAATCCAAATAGAAAATCGCGTATTTGTATCAATGGCATATACAGGGCGATCGCTGCTAGTGCCAATGTCTAAAACGCCATCGCGATCAGTGTCTAAATCTCTCATGCCAGTGGGGCGGATTCCTTCGTGGCGAATCATTTGTGAACTCATGCTAATCTCCTTAGTGGTATTACGTTTGAATTGTCGAAGAGGCTGTCAAGTTCATCTTGAGCATCTTCAGTTTGTTGCCTTAAATCAGGCACGGATACGTTTATCGGGGCGTTTGGGTTGCGTTGCAGATAAAGATTACCCCTGCCTGATGGAATTGTTTTGCCAGTCGAGCTTGGTTTTCCAATTAGCTCTAGTTTTGCCATGCCTAAATCCCTGTTTTTACCCATACCTGATTTCTTGGTAAGGTTGCCAAGAGTATCGCCATGAGTGACAAAAATGACGTGGATACGAACTTTACGAATATCGGATAATGCACTGCTAAAGAACTCGTCAGAGTTCTGACATTTATCGTTCCACTGAGTAAACTCTTCGCAAATTATCGTAATAGGTTGCGGAGAGAAGTCTTTGATTTTGGAATATTGAGTATATCGACTATCAATAAGCTGCTGAAAATCAACTAACGCTTGATCGATCGCTTTATAATCCCTTCCATCACCAGTCACTTCTAATCCCTCCCAAGCGCCATATTTGCGCTGAGGATCTAGCACGATAACCTCATGCCCTAATTCTTGCCTAGCCTTGACTTCGGCTTCTACAAAGGTAGTTTTGCCACTGCCCTGCTCTCCATAGATTAAGAGGCAATTAACTTCATGCAATCCATTAATCCATCCGTGAGGATCTTGATTGCGATCGCTTAAATCAGGAGTATAACTTTGCTGCTTTTGAGTCTGTGGAACCACTGAGCGATTAACAACTGTATTGCTATTATTGAACACTACAGGGGCTAACGGCTGTGCTAATGGCTGTGTGATTAATGGCTTATCGCTAAGCTCTTTAATCATCATTCCAAAAGCCCCGACCGCCATGAGTCCGACAATACTCATTAGCCCAGTATTGTTATAGGAACGAGCGTTGAGGCTTAGAGCTTGACGATTGATTGCGTACTTTTCCAAAGCAACCCCTAACTCCTCCCGATTTTGTATCAGATAAGGCATAGGACTAGCCAAAGCAGCCAAAGCGATGCAACTAGAGATAAAACTAAAAGCATAGGGTAGAGCTTTCATTTTGTTAACTCCGCAGCGATCGCGTTATCACTTTGCTTCAGGATATTGACTCTAATCTCCAGTTCTTTGATGATCGCCGCACTCGTAATATTTGGGGTGAAGACAACGCTAGGAGCGCCATCTAAAGCAATACGAGCCGCTTTAATATCAAATAACGATTGATTCGCCGACTCCCATTTGCGAGACAGCACAGCATCTTTATATCTGGCTTCCTTTTCAGGAATGAATTTTGATATAAAACAGGCTTCTCGATACTGACTGCGAAAACAAGAGCTATTTTTGTCGGCAACTTGACGTTTCGCTTCAGTTAAAATTTCTTGGCTACGCTCGACTAACATCGCCTGTATGGTTTGAGTGATTTTGATATCAGTTGCTATCCTGATATCAGCCAAGCTGTCTTTTGTCCCTTCCAGAATCACTTTATCAATTGCTTCCAAGTTTGGAGCGTTGCTTTGCATTGGCGCAACATTAACGGGCTTATCGACTATGGCAGTGCTACGCATGGCGACCGCGCCAATGATTAGTAAGGTCAAGCCACCGCCGATCACGCCTAGAGAACGAGGACTCACCCAGCCAAAATTATTACCCTGATAGGTTGTCATCGCCATCGGCGCTATTGTTTGATCGCTAATGTTTGGCTGGATGTCCATCATGTCGTTTAAGCTCCCGTCAGTTGTCGCGGTGTATTCAGAGCCATCGATAGGAAATTCTGATCGAGAGTAGTCCGATCCATCAAATCCGCCAGCCCAACCGTGTCCGTGCTGGGCATCCCATCTAAAAAACGGCTGTACAAACCTACTGCATCGCGAGTAATGTCTGAAGATTGCTCGACCAGCTTAAAGGCTGTCAAGCCTGCCGATGCTTTCTTGATTCTCGCCACAGCCGCATCAGAGACTTGATGCGCTGCTTCGATGTCCGACAGTTGAAGTTGCTTTTGCGCGTCTTGAAGACGAACACTCATGTCGCTAGATTGTTCGGGTGTTGCAGGAACTGAGCGATCAGTTCCGCGTTTGTTGCTTTGCACTTCTACTTTTTCAGTAGAAGCTGCTCCGTCTGCCATTGCTTTCTTTTGTGCTTCAGTCAGTGCCATTCAAAATCTCCATTATTCTTGTGTAATTTCTTCTTCCTGCTTCGCGAGTATTACCTCGCGCTTTCAATGCTTTTCCTGCTCCAAAACAGGCTATTAATTCAGCGTCACTCTTATAAAACGGAGATCTCTTTTTCATCTTGCTAGCCCAGCCCTTAAAAGTCCCGTATGAAACATTAAAAAACTGTGCCCACTCATTTAAGGATCTTTGCTCATCTCCCATTCTTTTTTTTGATTGGCTTATGGGCTGGTCAATGGCTGTCTCATGAGACGGCTCATCAGCCATTACAAAAAAGCATACAGCCTGTAATAGTTATCTGTCAATACAAAACGTATGTTATTTTGTAATCAGTTTATTAATTACCCTGTATGCCACAAGCAAAGCCTCGTTCCATAAGATTTGATGAAAATGTTGATGTTGCCATTGAGCGAGAATCACAAGGGCGGAAAATGGCGTTTTCCGCCCTTGTGAACGAATATTGCTCTGAAAGGGTTATTGCTAAGGAGCCGACTATATATGAGAGGTTGGAAAATCTTGAAGCGCGACTTGAGAAATTAGAAAGCTAAAAAAGCCCGATCCAAAATTGGATCGGGCTTTTTATTAAGCAGTTTTAATCTTTGCCCATCGTTCGGAGGTATAAAAAGTCTGCCGACTGAACCAATTAAAAGCATCTTTGCAGCCTTTCTCGCTGTTGCACTTTTCACAGCATGGAACCAAGTTCGTAGGCATATCTGCAAACTCACGATGTATCTGCGATCGCGGTATTACATGGTCAATTGTTAAAAACTTTGGGTGCGGTCTTATCCCGCAATAGGCGCAGCAATTATCCCACAGGGCTTTGCGCTCATCTCTCATTTCTCGTATCGCATGACGTGGGGATAGTGCTTCTAGTCCGCTTTGCATGAGTTTTCTTTTTAGTTTAGCAGCCCTCGGCGGTGTTGCGAGATTAACGTATTGCGATTCTAGCGGCATCAAAAACAAATACTTTCCTTTATTGACTCCCGTTGGTCGATTCAAGATTTACTGACGCTAAAGCCGCTAGGGCTTCTATATTGATGCGCTAGACGCGCAGTTTATTTTTGGCACGTAGTGAATTTTAACAAGATAGTCAAGTGTCGTTTCACTCTTCGCTACGCTACGCACTTGACTATCTTGTTAAATTCTCTACAGTGTGCCAAAAATAAACCCCTTAAAGATTGATTTGCGCTTACTAGCCGCGCGGCTAGTGTGAGAGTGTATGGGGCTGGGGGAGCGTTGTCAACTTATTCCCTGCGCTCCCAAGTTCCCTAAGACAATACTCTTGTTTGGATAGAACTTCACACGCGATCGCCAACTTTTCAACCAGTGGGGACGATCGCGCTAATTTTTCGGCGACTGCGGCACGGATAAAATCCGCACGCCGATCCCCCAAAGTGATCAAAGCTTTATAAACATCTTCACTATATCTAGTAGATATCGGCAGAGCAGCCAAGCGATCGCCATCGCTTGCGAACCTACCACGCACCCGAACAACTGCCATATATTTGCACCTAAATAAATCAACTGCCTTACAGCCTATCACAGCCGCGTATACGCGATGATAAGTTTAGCTTATCTGTTTAGGCTTTTTAGATCCGATACGCTCATCTAAAAAGCTTGCTATAGCCATGTATACGCGGTATTATAAAGAAGTGAAAGAGGTTAAGCAAAAAGCCAAACAAAAAAACCAAGGAAAAACGCAATGAAAACCTTAAAACAACTCTTTTATTTTTACCGATTCAAAAACAGGGGGCGGATCACCTCAGGCGGTGGAATTTCAGAAAAAGACTTCGAGATTCTCTGTTCACTATATAGTCGCTATTTGCGCGAAGGTTTCACAATACGCCGAGCAACTTGCCTGTCAGTGATCGAGTTTTGCAAAACGCTCTAGACAACAGCTTCTCAATAAATTTAACCCCCCACCGCCTGATCGCCACCTCAGAGAAGGAGCGATCAGGCATAGCCGAAAGGCGAAACCCAGTAAATATAGGATAAAAACAATGTTTCAAATGTTTAGCCGCAACAACGACATCAACGGCAACCCGTTTAGATTGATTCTGCTATATAGCGACAAAGCCGAGGTTATCGAAGCTTATGAAGCTAGATCGAGCTCGCCTAACATCTGCAATTTTTTATCGGAAAGGGGGTTTAAAAGACTCCCTTCGGCTCATATGCAGCCCAAGGATTACAACGAGATGAAAGCCGAGTTTAAAACTATTTTGCAGCACAGTCATTAACACCGTAGCCAGCAACAGCGAGACGATCGCGTATCTAACCACGCGATCGCCTAACCAATCCAAATCAATCAATCAATCGAGATCCTACCATGTACACACAAACCGAAATCGCAGCACACAAAGCCAATGGACAATTTGAGTGTTGCCAGAGCAAATCTGACGAATGTTTTAAAAGCTGTCAGTATTTGAATACTTGGATGAAGGCGCAAACGAACTTACCCGAAGAACCCGCGTGGTTCTACCCCATCATCGCAAGAATCACTTGTGAAAATGGCTTTACTTGTGGAAAACCGAGGTAAACGGATCGGACGAAAGCATCGCAATCTCCGTTGAGATCCGCCGATCCGCCGCTTAAACCTCACGCGCTTATCAGGGAGTAGCGCCCCACCTTCTTTACCAAGTAAAAAACAATGACACAAGCAAACCAAGAATTTTATACTGCATTGATTCTGTATTCAATCAGAATCGCTCAAACCAGAGTAGACCAAGATCCAGAACTTCATGCTTTTAATCTAAAGCAATGGTACGGGATCGACATCGATCCAGACGCGATCGCCAACGAGCTTGAAGATTTGGCGGAAACAATCAACTCGGAAGATAGGGAGCTGTTGGCGGTATGATCAAACCTCATTTCCTAGAAAATTTCTACTGCCCAAAACTTGGCTACGGGAGAAGTGTAATCTGCGAATCTCTATATCACGGATTCGCCAAAGCTATCCCCCTGCCCTGCCCCCCCGCAGAACCTAGCGAGATTCAGCACGATCTCGAATACGCAAGAATAAGGCTGATCGAAGATCGGCAAGCAGACCGCTACACATACCATAATTTTTAGGAGCTTACGAGGTTCCTTACTAATGCCAAATCAACCCGCCACCCTAAAAAGCGAAATCAGCACCTTGCAAGACTGCATCACTTCTACAAAAAAGGAGCTGATGATCACCGAAGCCTCAGCCCTAAATTTTGATTTAGCGATTCTGGGAGATCGCTTAACCACAATGGCAGATCCCCTCATGCGCCACGGTTGGAGCGTAACTGCATACATCGGATTTAGCACTAAGAAAAATGCTAATGCCATGGTTGAGCGATTCACAAAAAGCGCTTACGAATGCAAAAAAGCAGGTAAGCCAGCCCCATTTCTGTTCATGGAATTGAGAGATCCAAAGAGAGTATTTGATGGCAAATACGAGCTTAAGATTATCGATATTCACCAATCTTTAATCAATAAACTTTGTAAGGAGCTTGGTTATGCAATTAGAAATAATTGCCCTAAATCAGATATTCCCGATCCTCAAGAACCGCTAAGCGATCAAGAGAATGAAGACTTAAACGATTTAGTTGCTATCTCCCAAAAAGCAACAATTAACTAGATAGGCGATCGCCATCCTCACAGTATTTTGGCGATCGCGTTGGCTCAAAAATCAGAGTCATTTACCAAGAGAAAACAAATGCCAAAAGCTAAACAGCAAGAAATGATCGATTCCCCCGCAACAGATTTAATGGCTATTTACGAAGCCAGCCAGACCTCAGAGATTGTCCCCGCATCTCCAGCGCCCTTGCTAAATGACAAAGATCACGATACAGGTCTACTCGCAACTCCCATCAATGTCCCACCGATCAACCTAGCCAGCGTGCTAAACACGTTGGACGAAATCGACAGCTACGAAGAGGGGATGTCGTTTACACCCAGATACAAGGAGTTCGAGGATGCAGACAAAAATGTTGCCCATCGCATCGTCTTTATGGGTTTCAAGACGATCCAAAAAAACGACAAGGATGAAGTAAAAGAGATCAATTGCATTACTTGGCTGGAACGCAATGCAGACGGCTCAGTAGATGCATACATGAATGGTGGCGCAATCTTGCTAAGTGCTTTCGAGTACGCACTGCCAAGCGAGCCGTATCAAATCACCTTTTTGGGACGCAAAAAAACTGGTTCGGGATTTAACATCAAAGATTTTAAGGTCGTTTCGTTGAGAGCCGCAAAGCCCCGAGCTAACTAATTTCTAATTCGTGGCGGCGCTATGCGCCGCCTTAACTAAAACAAAAAACAAGCGCGAGAAAACAAATGACTCAATATAAAGTAAACGTGCCAGCAACGACAGAGCAAGACAGTTACTGGACAATCGTTACAGATTCGTTACGACAAAGCAAGCGCCAAGACGCTTTGACTCGCTACAATATCGAACGCGATCACGATGAACAATCCCCACTGACTGAAATGCCGATCGGGACAACCTATACCCCAATCAAGTAATGTACGAACCCAAACCAAATACAGGCAGCTTGTTTATTAATGGCAAAAAAAACGCGGAATCGCACCCCGACTTTAACGGCAAGCTATTAGTTAGCCGCGCACTACTCACAGCGCTAATGGCAGAATCATCAGGCGATATTATGATCGAGCTTTCTGCATGGAAAAAAACCACAAAAGGTAATGATATTTGGCTATCGCTCTCTTGCAAGGAGCCTTATAAAAAAGATGCATTGGCACAACCGCCAACCCCACCGCAAACGCAAGAAGCCCCCGACTTTTGGGTAGATGGTGGAAAATTCTGGACTCAGTTCTGCGGCGGTGTATCAAGGTGCGACAGCCCCGAAAAAATGGTTATGTTGGTAAATTGGGTGGAAGGCTTACCCAAGCCACAACCGCCACGATCTCAAGAAATCGCACAGGCGATCGCTGGACTTATCAAAAAGTTCGACGTACCGATCCCCGCCGAGCCTAGAGATTTATCTGGATTGATTTCTAAGATCGATGTGGAAACGCAAAGGAGCGACCTATCCAAAGCCCAGCTTGCAATGATCTGCAAACAGAATTTTGGCAAGGGGTCAAGAGCCTTGCTATCAGAAGCCGAATTATGTGGATTGTTGGAAATCCTAAAAAATTGGGATGAGTTTTAAGTATTGTAAAGTATTTTAATTAATGTATTGCTTTAATTAGAATACTTTGATAGTATAGAGTTCAAGGGGTTAAGCGAGTCGCGAAGCCTCAAGTCAAAATCATTAAAAAGGAAAACATCATGAAAGTACAAATCAAAACTGGATCTGAGTGGCATTCCACGGAAACCAGATCGGCGATGATCAAAGTTAACGGTGAGCCAATCTACAAAGTGCTGAAAGCGCTCAATCAAAAATGGGTTGAAGTTGGCAGGAAGGGTACTCACGGCAAATGGTGTATCGCTGAATACGTGCTACCAGTTGGCGCGGTTGTCACTTTCGAGGCAAATGCAAATGGGCGCGTAAAAATCTCTGAGACTTTTACTGTAGGCGATATTGAAACCGTAGATCTTGAAGGTTATCAATACCAGTCCGAACCTTGCGGATGGATTGTAGAAATTGACTAAATACACCAAGAACTCCAGAGGAGCGGGACGAAAACCCACCCCCGAACCTAACAAGGTGATGCAGAGCTTTTGGTGTGATCCCGCGATCGCGCAAAAGCTAAAAGATCCGAAGGCGATCGGGTTCCCGAACAAAGCAGCCTTAATCAATTTTGCTCTGAGAAGCTTTTTTGATGTCTACGAAAATCCAAACGATGAATAAATCCTCACGCTGACGGCGAACAGCTAACCCCTTTTAGGGATTGGTTCTAGCCAATAAAAGCTAAAACTCTTTAGGAGATTAAAAAAACATGGACTACAACGCAATGACAAAAACAATCTTGATTTCTACTGGATTAGTCGGTCAGCCTCATTCAGTCTTTCCGCATCGCAGAGACATTTCTCCTGCAAATCTAACTACAGCATTGGCAAACGGCTATACAAAAGTTTTGGTTGCTTATAGCGGCTATTACTATGAGTATGAGGGTGACCAAT